ACGGCTTGAATAACAAGCCTGGTGGGCACTCCTTACGTAAGTTGTTAGCTGTAGGCTTTTTCTGGCTTACATCTTTGCTTTGCATTGTGTACACTAATTCGGAGAATTTATCTACCGTAATAGGGATTCTCTGTGGCATGATTACTTCTCTTATTATTACTTATTCTGTCAGTAATTTTAAGGAGATGCAGATAAAGAAAGATGAGGGTCCAGACCCAAACGTAAGTACAGAAGAACAATAATGAGTAAGGCTAACATCATAGCATACGTCAGCCTTCTGGGAATTATTATTATTCTCCTGGCTATAATCTTCTTCCGTAAACCTCAGGTTATTGAGGTGATCGGTAAGGAGCAAGTATTACGAGATTCTCTCATTCTTCTACAAAGGAACATTGATTCAAGTCATGTTCGCCAGGAGAAGCTGCAGAAGTCATTTGATAGCCTACTTGCCATTGACCCAATCGTAATTTCAAAGACCCGTGATAAGATCAAGTTTATTTACAGCACTGCTACTCCTGATGAATTGGACAGCATCATCCGCACAAACTGGAAAACCAAATCCCGATACCGTTAGGTGTTACGGGATTACCGAGCTCCAGCATATAGCTGCAACCCTGGTTGAGGCCAGGGCTTGTGATACTTTATTGTCCAATGCAAATGCTAAGCTTGCAAACCGGGATACCTTGATCAAGGAGAAAGACTATGAGATTGCTCAGCTTTCAGGACAGCTTGTTCTTAAGGATAAGATCATCGAGGTTAAAGAGCAAGAAATCAAGGAGATAAACCTTAGACTTGAGAGCTCTGAAACCAAGCGTAAATGGCTTAAGTTTGGATGGGGATCTACCAGTGTAATCCTAGGTGGAGCTTTGGTTTATTTCATTCTGAACTGAAGAGTCGTTTCTTGTAGCCTTACAGCGAGGATATCCTGTGCACCCCCAAAAGTGCCTTCCATTCTTCTTATTTTGTCTTCGATGCATATCTCTTCCGCACTGAGGACATATTATCCGAAAAGCGCGTTGTCCAGTGTAAAAATCTACCTTTACCTTAGATTCTATACTCTCTAGACGTTCCTGAGCTATTCTTCTCATCCTCTGATTTAGCTCTAGCTTTTCCATGAAAGCTTGTTCTTCAAATGCTTTAGCTATCTCGGGATTTGTGAGAAGGATTTTGCATCGAGGACATGTTACCTGTTTACGGTCAGTTACTTCCACAACATGTTTTTGTTTACAGTCTACACCTTTGGCATGTCTTTCTACCATATGATTTTGTATTTGTAGTGTTTAAGAACTAGATCGCTTGTCTTGTTGAATATGTCACCTGAATCCCACTTTTCCTGGTTCTGATGTGCTGCGGATGCAGGGTGACTACACATCAGCTTCCAGTTATTCTCAGGAATAGATTTGGCCCATTCTTGTGCTTTCTTACCCATAAACACATACACAAGCCCTGGGTTGTTGAACGATAAGATATCGAACAAGTATGCCAGAAAAGGTTGCCACAATATATAGTGTTGACCTACTCGGTTTATTGTTGTAGTAAGAGCAATGTTGAGCATTAAGATTCCTTGCTTTGACCAGCGGGCCAGATCAGGATCCCATGTGTATCCTTCCGGATAAACGGTATCTTCTATTTCCTTGAACATGTATCGTAAAGAGGCCTGAACTTTTCCATCGTTTCCGCATGAAAAAGCTATTCCGTCTGCTACGTTTGGATATGGATACGGCTATATCCATTTGTCTCATGTTTCCACGAGGATCGGACTATATCATCACTCTATTGAGTGGAGGATGCTCTGGGCTCACCGTAGTGTCCCTAGTCTCTGAACCTTCCCAAGTCTCCCCTTGGGCTCGGCTGCTGATTGGCATAAAAATATGGTGGAGCCCACAGGAGTACTTCCCTCCTTAGACTATGGACTGGTTACCATGCCGAGCCCCATATTTCATTAGCTTTCCAGCAATTCTTCCTCTTTATTCAGGACCCGTTTTAAGTTACGGACCAACAATTCAAGCTCTGCAAGAGTTAGTGTATTCTTTGCAGTATTTGCTTTATGAGAGATAACCATGACATTTCCCTTCACATAACCTTTTGTAGGGTCTAAGCGATCTATACTAGGACTACCAGGTCCTATTTTTCCCTTAGATACTTGGATAGGTATCTGAAGTAATGGACAGACTTTAGGAACTATGATATCATCGTAAGTAATACCAAATACTAGACCCTTCTTCTTAGCTCTGATTCGAGCATGAACAAGCATCACTTTACGAGGATCTAATGCATGTTGTTTCCTACGAGCATCAGGTCCACAGTATTCAGGTTTACGTATTGATAGAAGTGAACAACTTTTACACTCACTTCTATAGTATAATGTAGGTACCTTCTTAACAAGGTCTTTGGTAGTAGGGCTTGCGATCCTTACTCTACTACTAAACTCTGATAGAGGTTTCCACTCATTACACTTCTTACACTTACGCGTATCAGTTGTCTTGTCATAGTTTCTCATTGGAGCTATTCTCTCATATACCATACACAACAGTTTTGTTGACGAAGGTATAGCTTTTTGTTGATCTGTGCAACTAATCCTGACCGATCATGACTACCTTGAGATCGCTATAAGGGCATTCTTCGAATGCTCTAAATAGCTGCTTGATTACGGGAGTAAACCTTCGATTATCTCTTGCCTCAGCAAGTAGCACCTCTAGTATCTTTCCGAAATCATCGCTAAGGAGAAAGCCTTTAAGCTTATCTCCCCAGCCTGAGGGTTTTAACCTCTCGTACAGTTTCATCTGTACTTCTTGTAAGTTTACACTTTCTAGATTACTCATGTTACACTTGTAAAGTTTAGCGAATTATGCCTATCTTTGAGGCATGGCAAAAAAGTATAAGGTAAGCACAATCCCCTTCGATGCTAAGATTAAGCTCGAAATCCCCGGCAGTTTCTATGCTCGTGTTCAACAGTTAGTTGTTCACTATGGAAACTCTAAACCTCATTCAGAGTTAGTAGCTGCCATGCAAGCTCTAGCTAAAAATGAACAGGCTAAAAGTGAGTTTGAGTATCACATACAAACTTTGACCATTCTCATCTGGGAGATTGAGAATGCTGCTAAAGAGCAGAACCTCTTAAAAGATGAAGAGATTGAGATTCCAGAAGAAGGTGTTGATTAACGCAGATTCATTCCCACAGTATCTCCAATCTCAATAATAGCCTCAATTGCAAGGGCTAATTCATCCTTGGAACAATCTCCGAAAGATTTACACACCATAAAGGTATCACCACCTAAGTGTTTTCTTATACATAATCCGGCCTGTCTTTTTACCTCCAGCTTCATATCCTCAAAGCTATAACCGATTTCTTTTGCAAGTTCTCGAATACATGCATGGATTTTTGCTAATTGAGGTACACTACCATTGTCAACGTTAGACTCCATAAAGATCTCAATGGTTTGCCCATCTACGATACCTTTCTTGAATTCTCCGTAACGTGTAGCATCTGCTGTTGTAGCAGGTACAAGTTCTCCATAGATATTCTTTACGAATTGTCCGTGGAATATGTTGTGTTTCTCACTCATACTTACAAGGTTTCGATTATAGCTTTTTGTTCGTCCATGTTTATACCCTCCACTTCTTCATAGAATTTGTCAGGATAAACTTCATTCCATCTACAGAAAATCTTCAAGAGCTCGAAGTAAGGTTTGTACATTACTTGGACCACCCATGAAAGCTGTGATTGCGTTATTTCGTTGCTCAATTGTCATAGACTGCTGATCAACTGTGCAATACTTTCCTGTGCTACAACTAGGTTCTCTTCATCTCGAGAATTTATCTGTTTGTATAAGGTTTTGTATTGGTCAGGTGTTATAGCTTGCATATTGTGCAAGTGTAAAAGATGCTGATACAATCTGTGTGTATCAATCCATCTGGCTCTGCTTTCCGTTGGTTCTGGTTCCTCTACCATTTTTTCTACTTGGTTTTGGCTCATAAATCATCTGCTTGGTTCATAAATGATTGTGCTTTATTGCGCTCTTGAATTGCTTCAAGACGCTCCTGGTCCAACTCAATGATCGATTCACCACCTAGTTCCAGGTCTACTTCTATTTCTTCGTAGAAGAGAATACTTTTGTCTAGCTTTCTGGCCAGACCTTTTGTTACCGGCTGATCACGAAGTACACTCTGGATATACTTTAGAGTTTCCTTCATTTGCCAGTGTTCCTTAAGGTTTACCTTCATCGCACTAAAGATAATAGAGCTATCAACAGAGCAACATATGCTATGATAAGAGCATGAGTACTTCTTTCACTGTATCTGCGATATCTCATTTTGTATAACATTAGAGAGTTTGATCTTTACTTCTTCATAGACTTCTTCACGACTACTATTAGAGGCCATCACATAACAAGTATCCACAGCTTTAATAACATCTTCGATGGTGTATCGAACAGATGATCTTTTTACGTTCACTATAATGTTTTCTGCTAATGTGAGATTTTCATCATCGGAAGAATCTATCATCTTACAGAGCGAGTCATATTGACTGCCGGCTATAAGATCTGCCTTCAATAGCAAATATGCTTTTTCCTTTGCGCGTTCTTTTCTTTCAAGCTTAGCACGTTTTAACTGCTCTTCTTGACGCTTTTCTATACATTTACGACACATCTGGCTTCAGCACTTTCTGTTTAACGATCTCTAAAGCTTCATCACGATCTTTAGCGTCGAAAGGCCCCACTACTTGTTTACAAAAGGGGCTCTCATTAGCTTCCTGAATATCTTCAGGCCCGAAGTAGCGCTTTGCTTGAAGGCTACCTGAGGTGTGGACATATCCCCACCATTTGTTCTTTGTTTCTTCCATGCTCATAGTTCTATTCTAAAACAACTTGCTCCTTTCGGATTACCGTCTGAGTCTACAGCGTAGAGTCTTGGCCATTTACCCATCATCAAATATTCTCCACGTGCTTCAGGGAAAGCTTCATGGAATAACGGTGATGTAATAAAGATCTGAGTATGAATATCACCCATCCGAGTTTTTCTTCTTACACCTTCAGTATACTCTTCGATCTTGAGTATTACATGAGGCATCCTCTCAGGATCTTTTTGATTGATGTATTCTTTAAGTGTCATAAGCTTTTGTGTAAAAGGGACGGTATCTGATCTGCTCATCAAATACCGTTGCCCTGTACTCCGGTTTGACTCGGTTCATTTCTTTGCCTTCTTCTGCAAAAAGCGGAGGTCTTTAACTTCTTCTGGAGTAAGAGCCTTCATCTTGATAGTTTTGCCAGAAGTTTCGCAGTAAGATGTTGTAATAGGCTCCTTGCGGACTATTACTTGGTCACATCCTTTGCAATAGTAATAGTGTGCCATCTTCTTATCAGTTTTACTCTTAGTCCTGTTTTCTTGAAGAGACGTTTATCCCCTCTACCGTATACTGTATAGCCTCTTCTACCCCAATCTCTATCAGAGGGTATTCTTATTGACCCGTTTTTGCTGCTCAAAACAACCCTCCAGTTGGTTCCTTTTTGGTTGGAGATTACATCTCCTGGTTGTAGAGACAACCACTCATCCGTCGTCATGTTTTACTACGATTTCTACTTGATCAGGACACAGTACTGAGCGAAAATCATCCAGTATCATAGCCATTAAGGTTTGTCGATACTCAGGATCCATATCATTCCAATGGATACAGTGTGCTAAGCGATAAACACTCAAACGTTCTGAGGAGATATGAATACCAGTTAATTCAGATGCTTCTCTTATAGCGCAGATGTCTAACCACTTTCCGGGCTTCATCATGGCGTGTAAAGAATGAGCAACAGCGTTAAACTGGATGTTACCGTTTATTCCTCCAGGAGGTACACGAGATAGGATAGCATCCACATCTCTGTAAAGATTCTTAAAGTCTCCAGCTTTGCGGAGTTCTAGTCCAAATGCTTTCATAGTTACTGATCCATTGTGCCATCTTGCACATCTGCTACCTGAACAAAACCTCTTTCAAGCTCTTGTATTACATGACGCAGATGCTCAGCTGAATCCCTCCAGCCTTTTTGATGAGCGTTGTGAATATTTGCTACCAAACCTTGGATTAAGGCATGGGTTAAAGCACGACATCCTTCAGCTGTAGGTCTTCCTTCCGGATCAAGATATTGTTTCTTGTCCAAGTTTTCTGATACCTCCAAGCGAATATTAGTTGCTACGTGCTTTGATTTTGGAGCTCCCTTCTCATAGGAAAGCTCGATCTGGCTTACACCAGTAAAAGTAAAATGCATCATGTTGCTTAGATTTTTAGTGGACACAAAGGGAATCGAACCCTAATCAGCCCCCTCGGGTTAGCCCCCGCCGCTTATGCGCCCTGGTTGGCCCTCGAGATTCAGTCCGGGCACTAGGATACGAGCCTAGATGAGTTGTACCTCACCGCAGTTTAGACTTAGTTTCCCTCTCTAGTTGTCCCGTTGCAGAGACGCCACTCATTAACCCATGAGCTTACGCTGGGGAAAAGTATTGCAACTTTTCGGCTGTCACATCGGTCGCGCCATGTGCCCATATTTTTACTTCCTCCTGGAGATTTAGTTCTCCGCGTTCACCCCGTGAAGTTTGGGTCTCATCACCATTAACCATCTTTGATGAGCAATTCTAATAGATGGTCTGGTCTGCTTCTTTAATCTAGGATACACCAGTCTTCTGCAAGCATGTCTGTTTACGTGGCGGCCTTCCTGTGGTTGTTTTTCTTCGCTCATATTCCTAATGAATCTTTAACGTGTTCGATAGAATCCAACTTCTTCTGCATGGAATCCAATTCTTTAGTGTTCTTTAACTCTTCGGGTGTGTACTCAGGTTGCTTTGGTGTACTACATGATACAAGTACTACCGCTGCGATGATTAGGTTTCTCATCTTCTTCTACGTTTTTTAGTGAATAACTGTTGTTTTAAGTTAGGGAGGATGGTAGGACTCGAACCTACGACCCACGGCAACCGTTGCTCTACCAACTGAGCTACGTCCTCCATTGTAACAGAGCTCTTTTGCCATTCATGGGCGTCAGCCTATTTCTAGGCATGAGAGGTCAATATACTACTTGAGTTGTTACATTTCTTTACAGCCTTCCATTTGTGCTGCGAGTTCTCCATCAAAAGTACCAGCTTTATCCGGCATAATTAGACGAAGTACTGGACGCTCACACTCTTCAGCTTCTAATACAAGTACGTCATATTTGAGATTAGGATCTGTAGCGACAATTAAGTCATCATATCTTTTCCCGTGCTCGTACTTTTTACCTTTCTTGATTTCTTCCACAGCATTTGAGATAATCATATGTGCTGTTTCAGGTCTCATACCTAAACAGATTTGCAAATCTGGATGATTAAAACTTTCTGGTAAACCATGTGTATGGTAATTTTTTCCAAAAGGACAGTCATGAGCATCTGGTACATAATGTGCATACCAGCCCATAGTTTCCATACTTTTACGCTCTTTTTCTAGCACAGCATCCATTCCGTTTGCACATGCTTCACATTCTTCTTTGTGTAAGTGATTATTGCTTCCCATTTTTTTTTTGTTTTTAGACCCTGATCCGGGTACGATCCGGTATAGTACCAGTCTGTTTACAACGGTTTGCATGCAGTGACCGTGACACAGGGTTTATTCCACACCACTTTACCATTCCGGAGATGGTGAGTCTCCAACCGGTCCGTATATCGCCGGGGCATCTTTAGTTTCATGATATTTTTCTTCTCGCAATTTCTATGAGCTTTCTCCTTCTGAAAGGAATAGCGAGCTGCCATTTAGAGTCAGCTACGAGAACTTCTGCATACTTACCTTGCATCTTGATCTTCTTGAAGGATTTTCCTTCTCGAGTCAATAAGATTGCAAAGGCTTTCTTGTAAAGCTTCTTTATCTTGCGAGGAGTACGCTTTTCCTGTAGCCATCTGCTGAGGTATTTCTTAGGAATATTCTGCGCATGCTTCTTGCAATAGATGTTACCTTTGGTATCACTCATCCAGTTAGTAGGAACTTTACACTTACAACACTTGTTCAGTATAGGAAGAACTCCCGATTTAGAGAGTGTGCAATGCTTACAATATCCGTAACCATCTTTTCTACCACGAGCTTCAAACTCATGTCCGGGACAGTTGAGAATACCGAGCCATTTCTGATAAGCTTTTTCTTCAGCTTCTTCTATGGTTTTACCTTCACCTCTGATGAAACATGAAGGATTCTTAGGAAAAGCCTCAAAGAAAGCTGTAGTGTAAGTTTCTTCGTGAGCTGCAGCTTCAGATAATTCTTTTAGAGGATCTTCTCCTCCTAGTACTTTACCTAAGGAACCTTTTCCACCTAGGACAATACCTGAATCGCCGCATTGCACTCCGCAATCTTCTGGCCATGGTTTAAGACAATCATAAGGTTTACCGAATGATCTTCGTGCTTGTTTTTGAGTTTGTGTTTCCATTACCAGTCTTGATTAGGTGCTTCATCTTTGACAATAACTTTCCCCTCTTTGTTGAGTTCAGCGTTGAAGTAAGCCTTTGGGCGACCCTTAAGCACCTTCATTAAAGGCTCGACTTCATCACGCTTATCAGTCTCATAATAGACCCTTCTTGAACGATCGTAAATAAGACAGCGCCCTATTCCATCGGAGGAAAACTGGCTGGATTGTATTTTGACAATCATAACTTAGCTTTTTGTGTAGACCTGAATCAGCGGTCACTTCCTGCGGGTTTAATGAGTCCCTGCTCTATCATTGCATTTGCTTGCCGGCCGAACCAGCCTTGGAGACGCCAAGCTAAACCTGTATCAACAAGGTGCTGCCATGCCGAGATAATCTTCTTTTCATCTTTTTCTTCGATGAAGCCTTCCGCTATACCTATCGCGGTAAAGTCATCCCAGGTTTCCTTGGGTGTTTGTCCCATTATTGTGCTCATACTTGTTGAGTTTAGTTACGAGCTCCGATATGGTAGCTCTGAGATTGTTATTTGTCTTCTTTTCCTTCTCGAGTTGAGCGTTAAGTTGTTTGTATAGAGTTTCGCTTTTTACTTGCTTGCGTGCGTCACGATCCAGCTCTTGATTATAGCTGATCGTCATCTGCTTGATCTTATCTTCAAGCTCTTCGATGTAAGATTCTTTTTCTCCCAGCTGTTTTTTAAGCTCTTTGAGCATAATGTAGTCTGGTATTTTCTCAGGTGGCGGAGCATCATCTCCTTCTCTTTTCCACCTTATCTGAAGGCTTACCACATCTTTTTCTCGATAGAGCCATTGCCTGGCTCTTTTCACATCTTCTGTGGTATGTTTATCCTTCACCGGGTACAAAACAAAACGAGCCCCTTTAGGGCCCGTTATATAAGATTCATACTCGATCTTTGGATCAGTAAGTGTTTCTTGTAGTGTCATGCTGGCTGCAGTTGTTCTGCTGCTTCCTTCTTAGCTTCCTCCAAGAGTTTCTCCAGTTGCATCTCAAGCAACATATCATTTGTTACAACGATTCCGAAACGTCTCGCTGCAAAGTATTGATAAGGGAAGCAGTCGTCAATGTTTAGTTCCTGAAGCTTGTATCCAAGCATGCCTCCCTGAATAAGCATCTTCGTTACCTCTATAACGGTATACTCCTGACCATGTTTTACCCACTTCGATGTAGGGATTCCATCTGGTCGGAATTTGTCATCTATACAGATGACCTTAAAGGGTACTTTGATCTCCATCTTCTGGTGGTGTATAACCTGGATTCCACTCCGGGTTAGTTGAATACTGAGCTACGAATTGTCCTTTTTCCACAGCTGCTTGACGCAGTTCTTTGTGGTAAGTTTCTTCTGAGCGAGGATCTGTGGTTTCAGCAGGCTCTCCGAATGGTATCCATTCCTGATCGCATTGTCTTACTCCTACGAATAATCCGGTTGGATGTTGCTCAGTATAAAATTGCAGCCTTCTCTTGCTGCCATCTTGTTGGGGGATTTCTACTGATGTTACTGGCATAGCGCAAATATAAAGATTAATTAGACTTGACCTTCTTGTCACATCGAACACATTTCCAGGTTGGGACTCCGGTTTTTTTTCCGGAGCCCTTTATCATCTGGAATACATGTAGTTCACCTGAAGGACAGTGTCTTTTGTCAAAACCTTCAAGAGCTTTTGCTAGAGCCCCTATTCCTTCCTTCTGATTCATGATGCAAATATAGTCTGTTTATGAATGCATCAGCTGCTCTAACGGCTTTGTCTGCCACCTCATCATAATCGACATTACCTTGGTTATCTTTAAGGTTGATGTCCATAAGCATTGTGTCGTAGATTCGTTGAGCAGTTTCGTATCGGCGCTGATCTTTTAGTGAATCCTCCATATGCGAGCATTCAGATAGTTACCCTGATTATCCTTAAAGGTTTTCAGAGTTATCGTAAAGTTCTTGGGAAAACTTGCATCTTCAGCAATAAGTCGCCTTACACCTAATACAAGATTCGAAGCATCTGAAGCTTTCTCTGCAATACTCTTGGGAATAAGAATCGAGACTTCTTTGCTTACAGGAAGTTCTCTTACTCGTTCAAGTAACTGCTGAATGTGTAAGCTTGATGAAGAACGATTAGCAGTTAATACAACACCCGATTCAATCTCGAAAGGGTTATCCCCGAGATCTGCCTTTTTTACAACGGCTGATTTTGCTGGCTTTTTAGCCCCAGCTGGCTTTCTTCTGTTTGACATAGAGATGATTTTTTTAGAAGTTGGTACTACCGGCAGGAGTCGAACCTGCATGACCGTCGTCACCTGATCAAGGTCCTACCCTCAAGGAGTAGAGTCTTTATCCCTACGTACCACTCAGCTGAGCATTATTAGGTGCCGGGAAGCACATGCCGCGCTTCAAAGTGGAGCGTCTGCCAATTCCGCCACGGTAGCTTTACCATTGCTGGTAAGAAATTTTGCTAGGATCTCTGTCTTCAAGAGCGGATTTGACCCACCTTTCATCAACAGTGTCTCGATAGCATAGGATATGGATTGTTGCGACATCATCCGGATTTAATCTCAGCAATCTTCCGATTCTCTGAGAAGCTTTTCGCTCGTTTCCATAAGCATGCAGGATTATACCCTCTCTAAGGTTAGGGATGTTTACACCTTCATTCAACTGTAGTACAGCTGAGAGTCGATTTATTTCTCCCTTCTTAAACAGGATGAGGTTATCCTCTGAATCAGGGTTACCACTATGGTAACTGTGAGAACACAATCTGTCTGCTTGATCCTGCGTATTAGCAAAGATTATGTGCTTGTCCGTTATTTGAGAGGCAATTTTTGCTGCTAGTACCTCCTTACTTGGAAAATCCATCATAGACTTCATCCTCATCACACTCATGATCTGCTGTTCTTTTTTGTGAGCAGCTGCATCAAGTCTTTGACTCCAGTACTGATAAGTTGCAAGTTCAGACGTATACCATACCTTTCCTTTACGCTCTACACGCATAGTCTTATTAGGATCCAGTGAGAGCATATGGATAATAATCTTGTAGTCGTTCAATACCTTATCACCCACTGCATCTTCCATTTCATACTCATAGACAATCGGACAGAACTGCGATACCATTTTACCTTTCTCTGATCTCTCATACCTTGGCGGTGTTCCGGTTAATCCGAGTATTTTACCTGGATGTTCGCGCAACCATTCCTCATGTGAAAAGAGCAATGAGTGACATTCATCTAGGTATACTACATCGTAATCCAAATCCTGCTTTGGGAGAGATAGATATGTGGTAAAGTGCATATGTGGTATAAGATACTCATAGCCGTATTGTTTAGCCTGTTCTATCCACTCATCGTGTATAGAGATCTTCGGTGCAACAATCAAAAACTTGGAGTAGTCTGTGTAATTTTCAGCCATGTGCTTAATACCAAGTAAGGTTTTTCCAACACCCATCGATAAATATACACCGGCTCTTCGTAGAGGTAGCACTTTAGCAAGAGCTTCACCTTGTACACGAGTTTTGATTTGGTCTCTTGTTTCCATGCTATAGTTGTTTAGTAGATTCTCCTGAAGTATAGTTCTGTTGGCATATAACCACCGAACACAAATTTGGTGACATCACATAACCAGATCTCCTTAGGGAAATCTTTGTTACCGTATGTCTTGTATATCGCTCCTCCTTCTTTTGGTGTATACTCTTTTAGAGTGAGACGATAAAAATCATCGATTGGTGCTTGAGCTACTTTTAAAGATACCTTATCAGCTCCTAGAGCTAATACATCCAAAAGTTTGTCGGCTCCGGCAACCATGGCCAAGTCAGCTTTGCTTCCTGTCCATTCGGGTAGGACGATGAACCATCCTCCTTTTTCCTTTTCAAAGTGTAGTGTTTTCATGACTCTGCTTTTGGTGTCACATCTGCTACAGGCAATCCTAAAGCTTTGGCTAAGGAAATATCAATAAAAGCCGCTCCTTTATCGCAGACGTCTTTTGTAAATATTTCTCGAGCTTTGTCCATGCGCAATACCCATTGATGACCAGAGCGCCAAGGATTATCTTTATCATCAGTCTTTTCTTCTATTACGCCGATGATAAGAAATCCCTTGCTCATTAGGTCTTTACATTGATCGCAGGGTTCGGGAAGAAATCCGATTACCTTGCCATGCATTGCTTCTACCTTTTCAGCCATGGATACAGTCAGCCTTGTATTCATCACAATTGGTCCATCATAGATGGTTCCGCATAAACGACAGGCTTCTTTGACTAAAGCTACTCCTAGTTCATTTTTCTTGCTCATAACTGTTGACAAATTAGCCTGTGAATGCTTCCCGGCATTGTAGGAAGTCGAGTTCTATGACTCGATTGAATTGTTTGTACGCTGGTGTGAAACCGTATACGTCATAGATCATAACGGTTGCTTGTTCTATTCTCTCACAGCCAAAGCCTCCGTCATTGACGGAGCGCTTAATGGCGTTGTGAGTTAATTTTAAAGCAGGTAAAAATACAGGAGTCATTGACACTGTACCCATCTTTCCTCCCCAGGCTTTAATCAGGACTTCACCTCTGATTTCATACCCTCGATGATCGAGAGATAGCTGCTTTAGCTTACCCATGTCAGATTTTACTTACATTGGTAGCTTGATCACCTTTCTTTCCTTTGGTGACCTCGAAGGTTACACGATCTCCAGTTTTGATGTCACCCTTACAATTTGTGATGTGCACAAATACTTCTGTTTGAGATGCGTCATCAGTGATAAAGCCGTAGCCTTTGTCTTCTTTAAAGAACTTTACTGTTCCGGTTTTCATTTGATTAATGTTACTCTTGTCGATCGCCAATAATTATTTTGCAAGACCAGGACGATCTTTACTGTTCTTGCAAATCAAGATTAATTCATGCTCTTTTCTATACTTTCGCGGAGATGTTCTGCCATTTCTGTATAGTTCTCACTAAGAAGATCATCAAATCTTCCTTTAGATTTGCCAGTTTTCTCTGACCAATCTAGATTTTGCATAATCTCTAATTTTGGTTCAGCTTCTTCACGATTAATCTTGTAGAAAACTTTCGATTCCTGATTGTGAGTTTCGAAATTTATCATGAGCACTTCTACACGATCCGGTGCTTCTGAAGGACGCGGAACGTCATTACGGTAGTTTCCGTTTTCATCAAGGACTTCATCCTTATCTTCAATCGGTACTGCACGCATCCAACCTTCAAAAGCTGTAGCCATTGCGATTACTTTATGTTCTTTAATGAATTCACGAAGAATTTCAGCAGCTTGATTTTTTCCTTCATCGCTTGTAAACAACTGACCAATACCAGCAAGGATTCCGAACTTGGTTTTACTTTCACTTCTTTCGAGTACAAACACTATTGGACGAACCTCTTTATTTTCTTCAAAGAAGTTTTCTATAAAGTTTTTAATCTCGTACCGAAATTGTGCCATGTCTTGCGCAAAGATTTCTTGTAGCGTTTTCATTATGCTCTTATTCTTTTTTCTGGCTTCTTTTGCCAGACGCTTCTTTCGAAGCTCGTTAATACTAAGTTCAGCCATGAGAATGTTTTCATCATCTGGAGACTTCAACATTGCCTTAAAATTTGCGCGTTCCTCTTCTGTTATGATCTGAGCAGCATAAAGCTTCTCAATCTCTTTAGGTAACAAAATCTTGGCAGTTCTTACATCACGTTTTATGCGACCGTTGTAAACGAATTCGTGTGTTTGACCAGCTCTTTTACCGGTTGCAAATGTGTGTTTGTACCTCCACTGATTTTTACCTTTAAGCCAACGCATAAGCTTTGTGTTAAGAAGAATCTCCAACTTTTGAGGGTCTCCTCCTACCATTTGAGATAACTTGGCCTTCATTACCTCATATTCGTCACGAGCAATCTTATCTTGTACATCCATTAACGATTCCTTTCTCTCCGTTGAAATTTCCTAGGAGCTAAACCGGCCATAACAGATATAGCCATATAGATATTTTCATGATCAGGCGATTCGAGCATCTTTGATAGATTAGCTTTTTCTTCAGGTGTAATACGTTTTTCCAGCTCAAGCTTTAGCAATGCCTGTCCGATCCTTTCTCTATCGCGACAATTTCGTTGATAAACATTCGCCCAAATTTCAGGAGATCTACCGGGTACCCACTTAGTCTTCCAGAAGTTCTTCATGATCCTCTTAAGATAAGTTCTACTTGGATGCTCCACGTTTACCTCCTTTCAAGGCTTTCATACAGGCTGGTAAGTCTTCGTAGACATAATGAGTGTCATGGTGGACTTCCTGCTTAGGATTACCCACAACGTTCAATACAGGTCGAATTTGACCGTTTATTCTTTCGTATGTTCGCACAGTGGCAACAAGCACACGACAGTTAAGATTTTCATCGATGTACTTACGATGAATAGCGTACATCTTGGAACCTATCTTAGGGAGTTCCTTCTTCTTGCTCATTCTGATTATGCTTTGATAATGAAAGCCCCATTTCCCGGGCTTCCTTCGGGTGTGTTTCAATCCACATGTGGCAACTGCGACATGTGGCTAACCAGTATTTTTCGTCGAGGTAAAGAGTTCCGGTGCGACCGGCTTTATGATGAACATCGGTTGCATGTTGAGTACAGATTCCTAACAGATGAGCTTCACACATCGGATGATTTAGTAAAAACACCCTTCTCTTCTGAGAATATTCTGCTTCCTCTTTTATACGTTTTTGGGAACGATGAGGAAGCGCTTTCCGTTTAGCCGTTGGTTTAGGCTGAGTAGTAACTGAATGAGCACTCCAGCACTGCTTACAGTAACGCTTCCCCTGGTGATTTTTCCAAATCACCTTATCATTCCCGCAACCATCACACGGTTTCTTCTTTGCCTTCATTTTCTTTACTTGGTTCTTCTTCCTTCTTGTTGCTTGTTTTCTTGGCTACAAGGATTCCGTTTCGGAAGGTCTTGTTCAGCACTACAACACTTGACCGAATCTCGGTTAGCTCATTGTCCTGCTTCATCATTTGCTTGAGCAAATGCTCTTCCATTTCGTTTTCGGGGCTAAGCAGTAGCGATACGCCACCGTTCACCAAAAATTCTACTTGCATACTGGGTCCGGTTTGAGTTCGTAGAAATTGTGTGGAAGGATACCCTCATTAATGAGTTTATCCACTACCTGCCTCTTGTCAATCTTTAAGGCTTCAAGACTAATACTGCACTTGAATGTTGGATCTATGGTAGTACCTTCTACAAGAGACTTCGTAAGAGGACTCTTTGGAAAATACTTGATGAAAAAGTTGTTGGTGAATTGGTTGATGAGTTCTTGTTTCCAAACATTCAGCACAAGTCGGGTTCTCTTGTGCACTTTCTTGATACGCTCTCTTTGGTCTTTGCGCATCTCTTTGATCTCCAATTGCGTGTACACACTCAATCCAAACAGGGCTCTATGGTAAAGGAAGTTTTGTCGGCTGTTGAGATGATCATGTTCTATTTGCTGATACCTCTTACCACGATATAAAGTTCCTTCTACCTGGTAGTCGCTTAGTCTACCTTGATAATCCGCCTTTCCAGGTGGCGGAAAAACCTGCTTTGATGGGTGTTTTTTTGTCATAGGTGATGGTTTAACTGATTCAACATTCGCAAAATTCTTTGTGGCGACAGAAAAAAAAGAGAGGCATAGGGGTGTTTAGTCCCTACGCCTCATCTTCTTATTCGATTACAGCTTATCGATAGACTCGCCTGAACCTTTCTTGGCTTCAGCAAGTTCGGCATAAGCCGCTTTGATGGCATCGCCATTGTTGTGCTCGATGGTTTCATCGTGAGCGTTCACATTTAGGGTGTAGAACGACTTACGGTAGATTGGTTGACCATCAAGGCAACATACTACTTTTGTTTCTCCAGCGACTTTATAATCGCGTTCAGGATCTTCAGTATTGAAGGGCTCAAGGCGCTCCTTTACGATGATCTTTCCTTCTACTTCCTGATCCTTAGACCAGCCAAACCCTTTAAGGTCAGCAATGGTACCCGGGATAAGGGCAGAAACAGTTTTTCTACGAGCAAATCCGCGCTCGTCAATCACCATACGTGTTTGTTCAACACGAATGTGACCCCACTCAGGGTTGTTTTTTGATGGAACAATAACGTTCCCGGCCGCATCAGCGGTTACTCTTACTTTCGAGTTCATGGTAAATTGATTTTGTGAGTTGATTATTGAGAGCTGGCTTGAGTGCATATAAATGCAAAAGACCGGCAGCTCATCCGGTCTTATAATAGTTGTCGTTGTCAGGAAACGACGAGGCTATACTGGGGAATCATCAGGAAAGTCAGGGAACTCTTCTTCATAAGAAGGTTCTTCTGAGCCAGAGGGTCCGAGTGGTTCATCAAGTTCTGGCATATAGTCGATAGAAGAATCGATATCTTCTTCTTCTGATGGTCTTTGTTTACGCTTTTTGATAGCGGAGCCATGCCATGGAGACGTCGGGTGGTCCCCGGCATTAACACTCATGAGGTATTGGATATCCTGATCAGTAAGATCCAGATATTCTTCTACAGATAAGTGTATGATCTTGCCATTTGGTAGTTGATAGATCATGGTTCCCGTTGCAAATATAGCAAAGTTTGCGACACGGGCAAATGTTTTTTCAGGTGGTGAGTTGGATGGCGAGTTGAGCAAGGAGGATGATAGTAAGGACAGTCGCCCAGATTGTGAGCGTGCGGATCTTTCTTTTAGTTTCTCGCATGTTGTTTTCAACAATGTTAAACTTTCGATCCGTGTTGTCCCTGTAGTCTGTGAATTTGTTCAGGTATACATAGCGTTTGTGCGCTTTACTTGAGCCTGAAGAATTTTCCTTCTCTAGTGACATAGTCGTTTTCTTTAAGTTCTTTAAGTAATCGCTCTATTGTGCGCACTGATGTTCCGGCCTCTGCGGCCAGAGTGTTCATGGATGGATAGCACTTCCTTTCTGAGTCAGCATACTTTGACAGGATAGCGTATAATCCTTTTGCTCTTAGCGAGAGGTTCGGGTCGGATACGATATCACTGTTTACGATGCCAAACTTTTCCATGTTATCAGGTATTATTGGTCAAGAGGGTATTCGTCTACAGGAAACATTCCGGATTCATCTACATTTATAGTGTCTTCTCCTTCTTTTCCTGAAGAGTCAAGATAAGTATACTTTACAGTGTATGGCTTCTCTTGAGTTTTGGTAAGCTTGGTTATCATACAGGTTATTCTACCTTGTTTGAGCATACCAGCTTCCATCATTTTTCCTTCGTCTATTCTCCACGAGTAGAGATTCGACTTGTTTAGGAGTACCTTCTGTCCGACCTTGAATTTGAATTCGTCTTTCAGTCCACTGAAGGACTTGTACAGTTGTGAGAGACCCACTTCTGTCACCGACAGATTGTCGACGATTACTTGGGATATCAAGTCGGAGTATTCAGAACCCAGCATCTTTTTTAGCTGGGTTCTGATTTGCTCCTTGTGAATCTTTACCTCTATGTAATCTTCATTGTTCACGTATAGGTATTTTGCGTCTGTCCGTTTTCTCGAGCTTCATTTTCCGGGTTTTTTCATCGTATCTCAATGTAGCCGAACTTTTACTTGCAAAATCTACACTGAATATGAACTTACCGGGTATTACTTCAGGGATGTATAGATACTTAACCTTAGCATCCTTTGAAGTAAATTTTAATACATAGCTTAGCGATGTTTCCAGTTGTACACTGAAGTACCTCTGACTTTTTATAGTCTCGGTTAATTTCATCGTGCTGTCTGGTCGTAACAAAAACACTTCGCATTTAATGTTTCTTTCTGCAAGATATTGACCATCAAGAGTGAGGGATTTGATTGCAGCGGATTCGTTAGCTACTGTAATCATACAGATTAACGAAAGAATGAGTGTAAACAGAGTTTTCATTTTTGAGTTGATATTATCGGTCGTGTCATAGGCTGGACCGTTGGCCCTTACTTAACGTTGATCATAGGGGTACTATTCCCTAATACAGTTGTTGGTAGTTTACCATCCCAGTTCTGAGCTTTAATGAACTCCACATAGAGAGCATTAAGCTCTTTTTGTTTAAGTCGCATAGCTTCTGCCGTACCTCGAGCTTCGATTATCTCGGATTCAGCTAGACCGGATGCTTTAATTACAGCTTGTGCTGAGTCACCTCTGGCAATAGCAATCTTTTTCTTTGCATCTGCTTCTGCTACTAATGCTTCCTGCATTTTAGCTTGGGCATCTTGCACAGCTTTAGTCTTTGCCTCGATGGATGCTTTTAGCGCTTCAGGGGGAACAATATTAGTTCTAAGCTGACTTACTCTGAACCATTTGGATACACGCTTATTACATTCAGCTACGATTGCAGATTCAAACTCTTCTCGTTTATTGAAAATGTCATCCACTGCCCACCGATTGGCCACATCATTAACAGATCCAACAATAGCTGTCATTAACCATCCCTTCTCAATACTTTTTATGTCGAGGCGTAGTTCAGAGAACATATCCCCTACGGCATCGGCTTTGAGTGAATAGTTGAATGTTGGTTTAATAGTAGCCTGAAATCCTCCTTTGGTTATCACAATCTGATTATCGTATTCAATATGCTGCTGAAAGGTGGGGAACTCATATAGGTTCTCCGTCCAGGTATTGTATACGACCCATCCAGTTTTGTATGTGTAATCAGATACGCCGCGTTCATTACCGGTCAATTTCACTTTAATACCGATATGTCCAGAGTCTACTCTTTCAAGGGAATAAGGCTGAATCATTCCGGTCAGGAGTCCTACTACAACAATGGCGATCGGAGTAAATAACCACTTTGGATTGAAAGGTCGGGTAACATCGCCGTAACGATCTTTTTGTTCCGGTCCGAACGCATTACTTCGTGTGGAGATAAGCCATCCAACAGCGACAACGATTGAAAGCAGGATAATAATCAATGAGATCATGTGCTTAGATTTTGAGTATTTTGATTAGTAACTTTACCGCGTATACCATTGCCAGCACATCTACTAATAGAATAACTATAGTAGCAACTGTAGACAAGAACAATGGCATTTCTCTACTCACGCAGTATTCAAAGTAGAGCCCGTTCAGAACGATAACAACGATCGCTCCTACGAGAAATAAGAACACGTTTTTCATAGTGTAAAAAGAGTATGGGCTAGCCTAATTGCCAGCCCATTCTCTCACAATATTAATTGGCTTTGACAGCCGCTCCATTCTTAGAAGCTGCTTCAGAAACGTTCATGCTGGCATTCTTAACCGTGATGGTCATGTCACCAGTACGTGGTTCTTCCACTTCTTCTTTCATCAGTTTCAAATGATGCTTCATGGAATCAACTGCTGCTTTTACCAGGTCATCATTTACTGCGCCACGCTTCTTGCAGAGTTTAACTGCACGCTTAGCAATTTCAGCAACAACTGCACCAGGACAGTCCGGAGTGCGATCAGCAAGCACGTTGTAATCCAACAACTTTTCTGTATCCAATGGAGCCAGATAACGATGATAGATTTCTGCAACGGCAACTTTGTCCGGATTCTCAAAGTTCACCACAAGGTCAATACGACCTGGGCGACGGAGAGCCGGGTTGATACGCTTCTCATGGTTGGTTGTAAAGATTACAGTAAGGTTGTTACCCTTAGTCTGTACACCATCCAGAGTATTCAGGATCTTATTCATGTCGGCATCACGCTTGGTACCTGCACCGATTTCATCCACGTCCTCAAGGAACACGATGCACGGCTGGTAGTTCTTAGCTTGGCCAAGAAGCATGTGGAATACATCGGCATCTTTGCAGTAGAAGTACGCCATACCTTTTGTAAGGCCGGCTGAACCGATACGCATAGCTGTTTCTGTTTTCAGTTTTGTTATCTCACAGGCTTTTTATCCTGTGATTCTCACACTTGTCTTTCGTGTGAGCTCAGCATACATTTTCACCCACAGCTTTACTGTTTGGGTGACGGATACTCTTGGTCGGATTATATTTATTCACCGACTATGCGTTACACTGTACTTCTGCCTTTCGTAATCAGAAGTCTTAGCACGGTATTAGCATTTCAGCCTTCACCGTTTTTACCCGTTAATAACACTAAGTATTACTACCTAGCGCGGCAGAGAATACTTTGCGTTTTCTCTCAAGGTGTATAGGGGAATCATCTACAAGTTGCTGATAGATTTCTACAGCGTGTTTTCCAGCTGCGGAGATATATCTTGTTTGTGGCTTATGTCTTTTATCCTGATAAAGAGTCAGCTTTGCTGTAGTAGAAAGTCTCTTCTTATATGCTTCTAGGAACTCTGGTGTTCCTATTAGACTGAGCTGAAGTCTTTTTCTAACACGATTATATGTAAGACATCCGTCTCCATCAAAATAGCCCATCATGAAAGCTTTGTCAAAGGCTCGATCAATTGATGGATACTTGAGGATAAGAGATTTCCTTGGTACAACACCGTGCTTATTAAGGTGTGCAACAAAAGTCTTGTCAGTTACATATAATCTACAACTTGTGTCTGTAATCTTTATAGGATTGCTTATCCCTAGAAAGAGCTTTAGCTTTTCTAAGTGAGAGATATCCTTAATGGATAGCGCCACTTCAAAAACGTTTCTTTCTGAAACATACCCGTCAGCAAAGATAAAACCGAGCCAATAGGCTTTCTCCTTAGTATCGATATCTTTGAAGATGTCGGTTCTAAGAGTAGACTTTACAGTTGCCTTGTAATGATGAGGGTTCTTCGGAACACCTCTTTTCCTGAGATATACAGATAGTCTATGAGCTGATATTTTTAGCTCCAGAGCAATGTCTTTTAAGAACATACCTTGTCTGTATAACTCTTCACCTTGTTCATACTTTGTCATGTGACAAAGTTACGCAAAATTTCTGATTCTACCATTTCCATAACCACCTGAGAAAAGATAGCAACGCTTGCCATCTTCACCAAGATCGTCAATGATGAAGTTGCGAACAACAGTGTCCACGTCTTCGTTCAATACAATCTTGTCGGATACCTTCATCTCGAAGATATCGAAATCCAAAGAGATCTCACCCCATGGTGAAGTCTGCTTTGTAACAGTGATTGCACGTCCACGGTAGATCGACTCAGTGTCCAGGATTTTCTGGATCAGGTCGAAAAATTCTTTTGCTTCATGAGCATAGCGCTTCTTCACAGTTGCGCTGATGTGGCTCGGTCCTACTTCGACCACTGCATCTTCCCAAACAGTTGCGGTGAACTGTCCGTAGAAACAGGTCTCAGTAATTTTCTTGCCGTCTTTGATATCAACGACAATCTCAATGTCTGTAGGGCGCTGAGTACCGAAGAAGGTATGTACAGTCTTACCTTGGATCCAACCAAAGTGACGTTCTGCAGCTTTCTTTACTGCAACAAGGACATCTCTCCAGTTCCATTCACCGAACATTCTGTCCACATTAATTACCTGTTCTTCGTCATCCCACTGACGCTTCAATTCTTTTGCTGCCTGCAACTTATTCATTGTGGCTGGAAGAATGATACGTTTAGTTCCGGTAGAGAACTCAGTCTCTGCTTGGTTCTTCTTGATTTCTTCCTCCATCATTTTGATGATGGCTTCATCGGCTGCTTTTTCACCGATAGTTGCAGCAAGCAGCGCGTGCGCTGGGTGCTTTCGCACTTGTTCAATTTTCATGCTTAGATTTTTAGATGGTTTTTCGAGGAACGAGCTTTCCTTCAGAGCTTTGAGTTGTTCCTCTTTACTCAAAGATGAAAAACAAGAGAGCTGTGGTGAAGTCACAGCTCTCTCGCAATATCATGATATCCCTTCTGTTGCCAAGCGGGATAATACTCCGATCTTATTCAGTTACCTGGATGAGTCTGTATCGATCAACATTCACTGTATCCATCATCAGTTGTTCAGGAGAGTAGATCTCACCTTTCAATACTGACTTCAAGATAGACGGGCTGAATCCTGATACAAGACCGATTCCCTTATCACTCTTCTGTGCAGGAGAATTGCCGATACGACCATTTACATTCCAGAAGATAATCTCCGGCATCTTGTAACCAGCTTGCTGGTACTTTTCGCGGATGATATCTAGGTTTGTTCCTGATCTACGATAACTACAAGCTGAATCAAACTCCATCATTATGTTAGCTTACATTCTCATGTAAGATCAGACTATACCATCACCTGTGTAGGTGCGCTTATTGTAGTCGTTGAACCTCCTTGTAATTCTAAAAACTTTTCAAGTTTTCTAGATAGACATACATGTTGATCTTTATAAAGCAAGTCAAAGAAAGATTTACATCTTTTTTTTGAGCTGAGCTTGAGAGACCAACAATTTTTGTCTTTTTTTCTGTACTCAGGATAGATACACTTTTCAATATTCAATCTTTTAGCAAACTCGGTAAGGAACTCTTTTGTTCCGCAAATACTGATTGCAGGGTGTTTCCAGATACCATGCTTGGTTTTCTGAGTTGTTTCACATATTGAGCCGTCTCCGTCAAAATAACCTCTCATAAAATGAGGAGCTAATTCTTCTGTAAGATTGTTAGGCCATTTGAGAATCAAACTCTTTCTGGGAACACATCCTTTTGAGATTAAATCTTGTACAAGTGTATTAGATATTAAAGCTGATTGAGCATACTTACTATTTGAGTAGACTGTTTTCTGACTATAATATTTAATAGGCTTGTTTGTACCAATATCCTTGTGGAATTTATTTAGATGAGCTGCGTCTTTAATATGACATTTTATTTGCAGTACGGCTTGTCCAGCACTCCGGACAGTTACTGAACCATCTGCAAATATAAAGCCTAACCAATAAGCCTTTTCTTCACTGTCTATGACAGAGAAGAAGTCTTCATCTAGTGTATATTGTCTTGTTTTCATACAACAAATATACAGTTTAAATTCCACGTACACAAATAATTTTACAAGTTTGGCTGCGGATTGTCTAATCTCTAATGTTTTTACCATACTGTTATGATTAGTAACACCCTCATCTACATTACTGTGATGAGTTGGTAATTAGAGTTCTAAAGAGTTTCCCGCAATTTAAAGCGTTTTCTCATCAGTATTTCTACTGAGAGGGACTAAGATTAATCCGAGATGATTAAGATCTTGGTTGGCATTTCATCCTCAGAGATTTTCTCTCTGATTGCACTGTTGAGGATTAAGTCAAAGGTCGACTGCAGATTTGTGGTACCACCCCATGGAGCTTGATTCAGCTGACGCATTCTTTGAGCAAGTGACCCTTTCAGGTATTGCATCTCAGGTCTTTCAGAGAAAGTCAAGAAGGCATCTTTGAAGATACCTTTGTTACGCTCAGAGATATAAATCCCCAGCGCTACACTTACGTCCATAGGTAATCCCATCATACTTCCAGATACATCACACACCGGAGTGATGCGTTCTGTTGATCCTTCCATATAATCTGGTAGGTTATTCCACTGTGCTTCGACTGCACGCTCATTCTCCCCTTTATTAATTGCTTGATACAATTGATGAGGGAATAGTACTGATGCGTTAATCTTAGCTTCACCTGAATGTACGGCCTCAACGTATGCTTTCATACGTTCTTCATCGTGTTTGAAAAATGCCTTGCGGTATTTATTCATCGCGATAGAAGGTACTGCTTCGTACTTGATACCTTTCCATTCTTGGTTACACATCTGCGTTTCTACTACCTTAGTCATTGCCACGAGTTTCTTGCGAAATTCTTTAGGCGTCATACCAAGATAACGATGCATGGCTACAAACCATGGACCTTTGCGCGGGAACCATTTGGCCAAGAGATTCGCATTAGGAGATTCCTCAAGAGAATGTTTCAACCAGTTAAGGTTGTTCTCGTTCGGTTTCTCTATTGCGAACACATCCTTCCAATACCCAAACTCTGGTACATGTACCATTAGTTTGTCTGCAACCTCAGGATATTTATCCAGAATATGTCGCATAATTGTATGAAAGAATCGGCGCTCACCTGCACCACCACGAGCATCACGAGACCAGAATAAAATCTTGGCCGCAATGTTTGGATCTTGAGCATAAGCTCTTTCAAAGATGGTGATCATAGACTTCTCGTCCATATTGCGAGATGCTCCTGCAAGGAAGAACATATCGAGACAGAAGTTCAAGGAGGTAGAGTGAGTAACTGCTCCTTTATTTGTTGTAGCGTCATAGCTACGTGCTGCATTAACAAGTCTGCTCATTACGGCTTAGATTTAATGGTTGTTACTTGAGGATTGAGGGAGAACCCACCACCTTTTCACGGGCGGTGGGGTTGACTACATAACAGGATACGGTACCCACCTTAGCTAATTGAGCAAAGGGTTCTCCCAGGTTTGCCCTTTCGGGCTCTCTGATTTATAGTTTCAGAGTGCTGATGTATCCATTATAGTCAATAGGTGCAGGATGCCACTAAGCCATGTTTCAAATGGGTTTTTAGTGCTGCAAGCATCCCTTAAAAAGGGGCGGACTCCACCGGGTTTGCTTAAAAGGCAAGTGGTTTGTAGGTGCTGTTCGGAGTCCTTAAGAGGAGCAGGCTGCGTCTTTTCGATTTAACAGATCGTTGTTTTAAAGTGCGGTATGCAGCCTTTAATGAGAAGCTGAGAGTGCCGAGTGAGATGATTTACAATCTCACCCGACTTTTGCTCCCAGCAATTTCTCCTGGTTTAGACTCGACCACCTTGTGGTTTTGTCACGGATCCAGGTATCCGGCAGCCTTCGCTCGAATGGCGTCTAGGCGGCTAAACTTCGTGCATTGCCGACACATAGTGTTTCGTCTGATATTTATACACCCCTGACATCATCAGGACAAAGAAAGGGTGTTCCAGGTTCTACCCTGTTTGATTTTGCTAATAGCTGAACTCTTCACTCCATATTCTTTTGCGAGTTGAGCACAAGATTTGATACTGAGCTCATCTCTTATTTTCAGCACCTGTCCTATAGTTAATTTGCCTTTACCTCTTGCCCAAGGTTTCTTGGTACCTTTATGAGAAGCGGACATTTTTGATCTGGCTTCTACGGAATGTTTTTTGCCAATGTGAGCCTTAGATAAGTTTGCTCTATGTTCTTGAGTACATACCCTTCCTTTGGAGCTTCCAGCTATAGGACAAAGATTAAACCAAGGTTGCAGTTTGTCCATCCAGTACTGTTCCCTAAGTATTAAGAGATTGTGCGATACCTCTTCCAGAATTTCCATGATGAGAGATTGTTCTCCGTATTTATTGTAATGGTGTTGAAGTCTCTTGTTGTGATGCCTACCTATACGAAGTTTATCAAGATGGGTTTTCCATCTTCCTTTTAGATCTTGAGAACTTCCGACATAAATCTTGCTGTTTACAGTATTTCTGATGATGTATACGGCTGAAGTCATGCCGCAAAGATACACCTTTTTGTTAATTTTCAAAGACTCATCAGGGCAACTTTAAGAATAGGGTCGGCCATCACTCCGACCCTTTCTCAGCGAATGTTGATTTCAATTATCCCTTACGTCCACCCAGGATAGCCTGGATAAAACGTGGAGGGTGGTTATCACGCTGCAGATTAGCTGTTACGTGTGATACGAAGAACAACTCATTTGCATGGACACACTCCTTACTTACGGTAGCAAGTACTTCGACAATGTTATCAGATTTATGAAATACCTCGTGTGTAAGTTTGCTCAGGTGATTAGCTCTCTCCGGAGAAACACCTAAACCTTCGGTAAGGCTTCCGGTTTCTTTTTCAATCTCAATAACAACAAGATTACCTTTCTCTCCAGACTTTACATCAATGTATCTGGGGCGTTTAAAGAGAGAGTTCCAAATTTTTTTGATCTTTTTCATGGGCTTAGATTTTGCAAATTTACAAATAGTTAGTTTTCGTCATCAAATACAAGAGGCTCTTCTTTTTCCTCTTCTTCTTCCGGAAAGTTCAGGTCGACCTCATGCAAGCTTTCCTCTTGTTTGTCTTCACCTCTGAGTCGAGCTTCCATTTGTTCTATGACCGCCAACATTTTTCCTTCGTAGATATTTCCTAAACTTTTGAAGACGGTTACCTCGGCTCCTATGATGTAGCTACCGTATGCAAGCTCATTAGGATGAACGCATATTTCACTCACATCCTCCATAGCTTTATGAATATTCTTATGCTTGAGCACACTCTTCATAGCTAGTATTCTGAGTTCTAAACTTTTTTTCTCAGAAATGCCGAGAGCATCGTTCAGGTGATCTGCATCCGGATTTATTTCTTCTACAGGATAATCTCCTTCGTCCCATAGTGGGTCTAATTCTCGCATGATAATGGTTTTGATTGTTAGTAATAAGGACAGCGCCGGCATAACCATCACCATAATAGTTAGCCGGCGCGCCCAATAATTTAGAATGGTAGATCCTCATACTGATCTTGGTTCTTCTGTACAGGAGCAATCATCTTATTATAAGGATGACGTATGGACAAGAAGAATTTATCAATAAGGTCGTGTAGTTCTTGTGGTGCATCCTCGTTTCTATATCCTCTTAATTGAGCGTTTCTGTAGTCATAAAGATTTTTACCTACGGTAACGCGTGCAACTTGAAGAGTGTATCTCTTCTCGTTGTATAAGATAGAAATGATTGCGCATGATCCCGAGTTAATCTGGTTACCGTATGTGGCTACACAGTGTTGTTGTATATCAGATTCTTCACGGAGTCTTTCTCTTGTAGTTATTAACTCCGAGTTAGGGATTGGCCACGCTTTGTACATCTTCAGGTAGTTCTTTGCTACCTTGATTGGACTAAGTTCTTTGCGAGAAATTTCCCTGCTCATCTTCTGGTGCTCATCCTCGATCCGGATTTTAGATCTTACAGTAAGACTTAGCTTTTTGCCAAGTTTGATGTGATCTTTTACCCAGTCTCGAATTAACCATGAAGATGATGGATCGTTGAGCATATGTAAAGCCATCAGTCTATAGATAGCTTCACCCCTGTCATACCATCCGGAATCACCTTGGAATAATCCTCCAACAGAAGAATTTTTAGATTGGACAACCCACATGTTGAGCGTTGTTATCTCGTTCTTATTACGAAGTACGCGAAGAACTTGATAGAGGGCATAAGGTTGATACGCAGCACGGAGACGTTTAGGTATCTTGATTCCCATACGTTTTTCTATTACTTCGTATTCATTAGTGGTTCCCTCGTAGTATTTGAGTGTGATTGGTAGTGTAATGTCTTCTTCATACCGGTCCAGATCGTATAACTTTTCAGCAAAAAGCTTTGTGAGTTTATCCGTTCCACTACTTTCGCTGATCAAAGCTCCAGTTACAGGCATTACTTTAACCTTCATACTCTTTTTGTAAGGGTGTACGAATGTGTAAAGCTTATCGCTGTAGCAAAAGATGGGACGATTCTTCTTTAGTGGGTAATACTTTTTAATCTTGTGATTATAGGCCATACCTACTTCGAAGTCTGAGAGAGATATCTTTCCAGTGTGCTTATCATATAGCACTGTCAAAAAGTGTTTGGTAACACGTTTGAATTGCCATGATGGTTCTGGGCTGAGGCTTATCGGATCGATTTCATAATGAGGAGTTACTACTGTGCTGGGATGATTTTCTTTTATCATCTTTATCTTCTCGTCGTATTTAGAATCGGCGATAGTCCCGTATGTGTAAGTAATAACTTCATCGGTCTCTGTCCTCTTGTGCAGAGGGTTTCTCATGCTCTCAATTTTCTTGCACATCCAGGCAAACAGCTCCATTCTTTTTGGATCAGGCGCTGTCTTAAGTATAGGTTTGAACATTGTGTTTTCCATAGAGTGCGGGTTGAGTTGGTAAAATTATTACTTGATGTAAACACTCACTTCTTTCTTGCTCGGATTACTTACCTCGGTGATAAGAGCTCCTTTGTATTTAGCGAGTAAGTAGGTGTACAGTTCCAGATAGCTGGGTTTAAGATCTTGTGATCCGAATCCTTGGGCGGAAGATATCTCTTTCTTGTAATGTTCTTCCTTGAAGACGAAAAGCAATCGCTTCTCACCTTTCTTTACAGGTTTTACCTTTGCTGCGGCGTTGACCTGTTTTTTGAGTTTATCAATAAGTTTCACGGTGAATGGTTTAATGGTTAATTGAAAACCTGCTATACATACCTCTACCCATGAGCATCACGACATCATGTGTTACAGGAGTATATCTATAGCAGGTTTAATCTTATAGGGAGTGTGATGAGTGAGGGCGGTTGCCCATCCCCTCCTCCCCAATGGGTATTGCCGGCTGTCATCCCGCTTTAGCCTGATCAGCTAACTGCGATGCACCAGCGGGGCTCTCACAGACTTCGTATCCAGCGATCGTCATCACTGGTAACACCGGCAATTATTTAATGATTTTTCCGTAGACAGCGGTCTCGGAGTCCTCGCGGATAATGAAGTCACGAATCTCCCACTGACTTGTTGAGTTGAACTTGTCACTCAATTCACCGGTGGAACCGTTGAAATATTTATGAGCGCTGTCCAGTATGTTTACAACCTGCATTTTGGTTGAGTACTCTGGAGATTGCAACATGTCTCCTACTTTGATTGGAGCTGTCGTGTTAAAGGCATATCGCTTTAAGCGTCCTGCCTCTTTAGCGTTTACCTTTTCGTTGGTATACACTACAAAAATGGTTTTCTTTTTCATGGCTTAGGTTATTTTGAGAGTGTAACTTTAATAGTGTGGTCCGATCTCTTGGAGGTAGCTGAGACCGGACCTCTGATTAAACGTGCTCGATGAAGCTTAATCAGGAATGGTGTTGCCGACGTGTCTACCTGCAGGTGAGAACCCTTCCGTTTCCACGTACCTAGTCACTGATCACTGATGTTATCCTGGCAAGCCAGGTTGCATACCGGATACTCAACGTCACGGCTTGTTTCTGGCGAACCTAGACCGGTCGGCAATATTGTTTGCCCGAGGGCGGACTTCGCTTTACGACTTACTACGCGTGCGACTTACTGCAGGCGAGCCGTATCCTCGAGTACTAATTAACTACTGTGCTGTATTCACCTTGTTCTCCTCTATCTGTGATAGTGAAGTCACCGCATATGATATCCGGTTCACCACATCCACATCCACCTATATAACCTTCATCATTTACATGTAAGCATCCATTCTCATCGATAGTGTAAGAATTGGTATAGATGTACCGGCTGTGTTTACCTGGAGAGTATTCAATCTTGTATCTTTTATGAGGCATGTTTACACATCCACTCATGAGCATCATCATCAAAATAAAGAATAGTGATATGATCAATAGGGCTAAAAACTTTTTCATCGCTCAAGGTGTAAGATTGCTGTATTGGGACCCGCTGTAAAAGTAAGTTCGAGGATGCTGGAAGTGAGTGTGCGTATGTAGTAAAGCGTCCCGAATAAATCGAGATGAGTGGGCGTGGCTTTCCAGTATGTTACTGCGTAGATGCATGCCAATCCCTGATATCCATCCTTGTAGTTGTTACCTACAGTAGCATTCAGAGTTGTAAACAGGTCTAGTCTGCAGTTAGTTGTATCAGTGCGTGTGATAACACTTCCCGGAATAATATTCCCTGCTGTGTCAAGCAGTGCTTCATATGTTACCACCCATGAGCCAGCTAAGCTAGTCTCTGTTGCATTCAAGGTAGTAGTAGAAGGTGTAGGAGCAGGCGTTGGTGCCTTCTCCTCCTTCTTACAAGCAGTAAAAGCCATGATGGCTAAGCTAAGTATGAGTATCTTTTTCATAATGATTTGAGTTAATAGTTAGAGAAAATGGCGCCCCGATCCTAGCCCAGGCGCCCGGTAAGGGTGCGACCCTCACGTCTTGACTCTTTTAGTGAGTCGGATATCTTACTCAGGCAGATCATCCATGGGTGTTTTACCCAAGTTTAAGTATTAAGTACTTCAATCGTGACGCCTTTGCTTTTTTCTGCAAGCTGACGTATTAATCCTGAGATCATGGCTAACCCTTCGAGGTTTTCCTTTTTGTAGACGTCGGTGATCTTAATGTCAAGACCAGACTTCTTGCCCATTGCTACTACGGCTTCTGCTGTAGAGAATAAGGCATCTGAGAGTTTAACTTGAGCTTGCATAATGAGTTGGGTTTGAGTTGGTTTATAATGGGATGTTTCGCTTTCCATGTCTTAGCAATTTGGCGACTGCTTTGATCCTCAATCCTGTTCTGCGCCTTGCACCCGCTATTACTGCTCCAGCTCATTGGAGACTGACAACCCCTCGGCAACGCCAGAGGAAGGTGCAAGAGGATTCTTTACATTCATGGAATTCGGATTGGGAGATTAGGTATTTCAACCAGTCTCGCCTTGCCTAGCGAAACAATGTTATAATGTCTTAATCTTTTCATCCAGTATGGCTCGAGCCACATGAACATTCTCTGAGTCCTCAGATCTTATCATTTGTATGAGTCGTCGGAACTCATCATTGGTAAAGAACTGGTTCATGGACTTAGTACATATTTCCAGCCTAAGAAAGGCATTGTATCTGGTCTGTAACCAGTACTCTGTAGCTGAGTTCTGAATAAGTATACCGGCAGGATCACCGTCGGGATCTTGAAGATCTTTCATGGCTAGTAGGCCAGTGATGATATCTTTCAGTTCTTTTCTCAGTTCGAGATACTCATTCATACGCGTTAGTTTAATTGGTTGCCCCTCTGCATTCATATGTAATAGCTTGGTATCAAGCGAGTGTTCCGATGTAGTGCTGATCGGTGAGCTCATGGATATTACAGATGTCCGGCCTTGGGAACCGGATTATGATGCATTAGCAACCCTGGATTATCTTCCAGGATTGTACAAACTTTTTGGCTGGTGTACCTAATCTCCATCTTCACCTCTATGTGCATAAAAGTGGTACCATAGTCCGGCCGTGAAGTACAGACAACTGTACAGGACCAGTAGAATGGGTATATCCTGTCTCCATGCAAGGTAATGCACTTCGCTCAGGGTACCCGACGGAAATATTAGTAACCAGAAACCTATTGCCCCTATCTCATATAAAAAGATGGGGATCATCGCCTCCATCATGAGGCGGAGAATCTTCCTTGTCGGCTTCATGGTGTGGGTTTTTGAGTTGGTTCTTGAGATGTTCTTCTTCCTGCCACTGAGCATTGCTCTTGGCGTAGTAATCCAGCATCCACAAAGGCATGCCGGACTCAGATACTTCTTTCATGTATCTCTCATGCTCTTCTACAAGAGCGTCTTCAGCTGAGCGAGTCATCTTTCAGTAAGTTGTTAAACTGTTGGACGATTTTGGAGCCGTTTGTTAAGCGGATATGGTTATCAACCTTCTTCTGAGAATCTTCAACGTGGTCGATAGCCTCTCTTAGCACTTCATATAGCTCTTTATCCCCTAGCTTTAGAGCAATGTCTCTTTCATACTTGAGATCTTTAAGAAGATCCTGATAACGATAGTATAGGTAACGTATCGAGTCTTCAGATAAAGCCATAAGCTTGTTATTAGGTGGTGATAGTTATATAGTGCGAGGTCGTCGTCTGTCTTAGCGACAAATTTGACGGTGTTTTGAAGGTGGAGAAAGGAGTGGGAGTTTAATACCCACTCACATTCTCTCTCATCTTCAATAAGTTACGAGTTGGCGTGCTCGATTTTGCGACAATTTTGTCGGAGTTTTACCCTTGTCGGGAAAGAAAAAGAGCTACCAAGATCTCTCAAGGTAGCTCCTATAAGCAAATCAGCTCGCTTTTACAGCTTACTGATGTCCTCACCTTTCGGTTCGGCCTTCGCTTCAACAGCTGTGCTCTTCGCACCGCCGCCAAGCAATTGCTCAGCAGCCATACGGGCCAACTGGTCACCGAAGTTACCACCGTACTGTGCAGCCAAGCTTGCAGCCTGGTCAAACGCAGACATGTCAGGTACAACTTTACCGTTGGTGGTGATAATCAGGTTTCCTGATTGACCTACGCAACGAGTTGTGAACCACAACGGTGTTCCGGTTACTTCATCCACGCGGTGATTGTCACCTTGGGCTTTTGCGAACGCCTCGAGTTGCTCTTGGGTTCCACTTACAGCATACACAAACACTGTGTTGCCGTTTTTGCTCTTGTACGAGCGGATCAACTTGATTTTCATCTTGAGTTGGATTTTTGGGTTAAACATTATGTCTCACATATCTCCATATCCTGACTATGGAGCCAATGTGTCCTGAGAAAAGGGGGTTGGTAGGAGCTTGAAGATGTTAATAAGTGAGCGAGAATGCCGGCTCAAGACACCACTTACTGACATGTCTCTCACTTCTGAACGTTCTCGCGTTAATAACTCATGGCATCATGAGATAGTCAGGCCATACCAGACGACTCTCAATCATACCTAAAAGTTCTAAGGAGAAGGGGGTTGGGAAGAGATCAAGTACAGAGCAAATGCTTTTCCGACAAATTTGTCGGTTGATAAGTGAGCGGGAAGGCTGCTATATGGCAGAATCACAGACACTTAGGCGTGTTCATTTCTCGCCTAACAATACCAGTAAAGAGTAATATAGTATAGAGTAGTAAGCTAAGATTAGTAAGCTAAGATTATAGATTGGCGAAAGGGGTTATTTCTTGGAGGATTTCCCGTTCTTACCGTTGCGAGCGCGATTAGATGATCGGTTTTCCTGGACGAGCTTACCCGACTTAGTGTGGCTTAAGTCTTTGTTGTCGCCATAACCGGCATCGTTGTTCCGGCGGTTAACCTTGTTGAGTTCTTCACGATAGTTCTTTCGCTCGGTGGTTGCGTGGTACTTCTTGTTGTACTCGTTCTTCTTAGCGCGTGCTTCAGGGTGAGAAGCAAAGTACTTGGCAGAGGCAGACTTCCCTGTCGACTTCCCTGCATTGCTGTTGCGTGTTGATTTAGCCATGACACAAAGATATGAAGAAATGGGGTTGGTTGAGCCGGCGAGTCATGGAGGCAGACAGAGAGGATGATAGTAAAAACTTTCTTTCTCTCGAGGTGACCTCCTGTTGGTAGGAGATCTTTGATGAAGGAAAAAAAAGAAAGACACCCGGTTAAGGGTGTCTTCTCTGTTAGAACTGTTCTTCAGGTGTGTCCTGAGGTGTGTTCTGCGGTACGCTGGCTGTGTTGCCGCGATGTCCGAGCAATTGCTCTGCTGCGGCTTTGGCAAGCTGGTCGCCCAAGTTACCGCCGTATTGCTTGGCAAGGCTGGCTGCCTGGTCGAAGGCGCTCATGTCGGGAACGACCTTACCGTTCGTGGTAATGATGAGTTCACCTGTTTGGCCGATACAACGTGTGGTGAACCAAAGCGGTTTACCCGTTTGTTCGTCAACGCGATGGTTATCGCCCTGTGCTTTGGCAAAGGCTTCGAGTTCGTCTGCTTTGCCTGATACGCCGTAAACGAATACGGTGTTACCGTTCTTGCTCTTGTAAGAGCGTGCAAGTGTTGCTTTCATGATGATTGGATTTAGATGGTTAAACAATATTTACTACCCAAAGGGGGTTGTTCTTGTGTATTGGATGAAGCGATGGCATGTGCGTTGGGTGAGCGTTCCTGAAGTAATCAGTGCGAGCGGCTCGTGTCCCAAACTTAAGACAGCTGAGAGCTCCTCCATATGAGGAGCGTCCCAGTGTCATTATCCATCACCTGATAATCGGAAGGATAAGGGTAGAGCTATTGCCCTACCCAGTGTACTACTTACAGTACTTTTGCCTGAAGGCTTCTTCAGTAAGCCTTTGTTGATGCCACATTCTCTCACGATTATCTTCAACCCAGTGTGAGCTTGTCTTCTCACGGCCGAAGATGATCATTGCGAATGCGATACCACCAACGATTCCAAGCGCTACCATGGTCTCTTTTACTCCGAAGTACCAGATAGATAACTCGATGCCCGCAGATGCAACTGCAGCTACCAGCAAGGTCACGAGTAACACCTTGCTTACATTACTTGTCTTCTTCATGGTGATGTATATTTATAATCAATAAGGGGGTTGGCTCAGATAAAAAGAGAACGGGATTAATTCCCGTCCTCCTCGTAACGCCGTCTCTCACGGTATTGTTTCGCTGCTTCGCTGATCTCAAATAGCTCACGAGCTATGTTGATCACGTTCATGCGGAACCGGATAGCCTCGCCTACACGTCTGAGTACTTCGCTCAGTGTGTGCACATCTGAATCGTAAAGCATATCGAACTCTTGAGTATCGATATTGCGACCAAGTAATAGCTTGTTGGCTTTGTTGATGTCTGTAATCATACAGACCTTGGTCTTCTTCTCATCGCTGAGAACATAGTTTGGGTCAATAAGAGTTGCTGTCATGGTGATGGTTATTTGAGATGATTAAGGGGTTGACTAATGAAGAGAACCAGGCTTAGGCCTGGCTCTCGATTACTCTGCTCGCTTTCTCTATAGCAAGCTTAGCTCTTTGTCTTTGTTCAACGCGGTAAAGCAATTGTGCAAGTCCAGCATTCTGATGTGCTATGAATGCGATGTGGGCATGCGTCCTAGACTTATTGAACATGACAGTTAGGTCATTCATGTATGGACGAAGCTCATTGTCTGTGAGCATTCTGTCGGTAAGCTCTGCTGTGTAGCGTAGCTTTGCGTGAACATGTGTGCCTATAGAATGGATACCATATCTCATGGTACGCATTTGGTCAAAGGATATTCTCATGATGATGGGTTTTATCCCCGAAGGGGGTTGAACATGTGAAACATGGAAAAGAAAAGCCAGACCCTTTGGCCTGGCTATTCTCTTAACAGTTGTAGTGCTGTCTGTACAAGGCTACCTCGCGATGCTCGATTGGCATTACAGGTATCTTACCAACAGGAGCATTATCTGTAACGTGAATGATATCGCTTGGCACGATATCGCTGACGTGGTCAAACACTCTCTTTACTACGTTACCATTACGGTAAGTAATTGTCTCGGTTTTCTTACGCTGACCGTTAACGTTTTCAAAATTGAATACACTGTTCATGGTGATGGTATTAAGGTTAAACATTTACAGGCTAAAGGGGGTTGATCGCCTTATATGCTTTTGTTCCCGAGGTGCATAGATCAATGTATAATCAAGCACAGGCCTTGTGCGTTGGACATCACAAGACATGACCAAGACAAGGATGATCAAGACCATCCAGATGTTCTCATCCTATCAGGCCACAGAAAACATTCTCCTGTAAGAATTCTTTTTCCTCATGTCCCATGAAATCAGATTTGATCTGTCAAGCACCCCGGGGTACCCCCGCTTTCCAAACACCGAGGGGGGTTGATTGGAGGGCCCTCCTAACACTCTCATCCTTCCAAGATTCCTGAGGCCGGTTCAAGAACTATCAATAGATATCAGGATGTTCATAACTTTACCACACAGTTTTTATAAAAGGTCATATATGATCCCTTCTTTATAAGTAAGAATTCATACTTTCGGCTTTATGAAAACCAACGTAACATTATCTAGCACTGACAGGGAGTTGTTTGGTGTGGCTATCCGGCAGAATACAAAGCCGGGATTTTTATCTGTGTCTGATCTACAAGCCGCCTATGAAAAAGGTAGGTGGCAACATGGGTGGAGTGATAAGAACCTGACCATGATTTTACAAACCAAAGATTTTAAGGAAAGGGCCTATCACCTTCTGTATGAGAGAGGTCTCATAAAACTAAGTTTTCTTAGTTTTACCGAAATGGTTGATAGAGAAGGTATTGTCAACGTTCTTAAAGGTCTTGAAGTATGGAAGACTACGGGTCGTGGAAGCAACAAGACTGTAATGGCAGATCCCTATATCTGGGTACTTCTTGCTATGGAGCTCAACCCCATGATCTATGCTAAGGTTGTAATATGGTTAACCGATACTTTGATATTTGATCGCATCGAGGCCGGTACTGAAGTAAGACCGCTTAACGGAGCTATAAACGGAATGTTGAACGGTAAAGCTACTGCGCTAACTTATCAAAATGTTTATAAAGCCATTAACACTAGAGTTTTTGGTTATCACCAAGCAGGAGGCATGAGAAATCTCGCAAACTCTGCTCAGCTTAAAACTATAACTCAAATTGAAAAATATGTAGTGAATGCTATAGAAAGGGGATGGATCAAAACAGAAGCAGATGTTTTAGATGCTATAAAAACTTACCACTAATCTTGTGTGTTTGAAAAATATGCTTATCTTTGTGCCATGAGACAATCGTTACTCTTTAGTTATTGCTGGTTATCGCCTAAGGGTGGTCCGGGTAGCTATTGAAGTAATGTCTCGTATTGAGGTTAAGCATTATGGAACAAGGCCCGGAGTAATATCCGGGCTTTTTTTTTGGAGCTATAGCAAAGACGGTCTATGCGTGGGACTGAAAATCCTGAGATCCTGGTTCGATACCAGGTGGCTCCACAAAACATGGGAACTGAAAGTCGTCTTGGATACGGCAGCCGGACTGTAAATTCGGTCTCTTCGGAGGAGTGGTTCGAGTCCACCGGGTCCCACAATTGGAAAGTGAAGCAGTGGCATTGGAGCCGCGACCGGTCTTGAAAACCGGGTGTCTGGGTAACTGGACTGGGGGTCGGGTCCTCCGCTTTCCGCTATACATGAGTAGCTCAGATGGTAGAGCACTGGTCTCCAAAACCAGGTGTCGGAGGTTCGACCCCTTCCTCATGTGCAACAAGGTACCGTGGATGAGCGGTTTAGTCCTCAGTCTGCAAAACTCGAGTACGCGTGTTCGAATCACGCCGGTACCTCAATGGAGAATAAACCTACCTGGGTAGGAGCTGCCTGCTAAGCAGTCTGATCGTAATATTACGATTGTGGATCAGGGCCACTGTTCTCCGCTAATACGCCCTCTTGGCGAAATTGGTAGACGCGCTAGACTTAGGATCTAGTCTTCGGGTGAGAGTTCGAGTCTCTCAGAGGGTACAATACTTCCGTGGTGAAATGGGTAAACACAGCGGACTTAAAATCCGTAAGCTACCGGTTCGAGTCCGGTCGGGAGTACATATAAAGAAAATCAAAAAAAAATATACATGTTGTGTTGCACATGTATAAATTGTTTGTATATTTGTAACGCAAATGAGAAACATACAACATACGGCCCAAATGAATATCGTGCGCAAAGGTGACGAACCGAATTGCGTAGAGGCTCTTGTTGTGTCCATCATGAAATAAGAATTTTGGATTAACTTGATAAGAAAGAGCCTCTGAGAAATCAGGGGCTTTTTTTGTTTACGGGGTTTAGCGAAGTTGGTATCGCGCCTGGTTTGGGACCAGGAGACCGTTGGTTCGAGTCCAGCAACTCCGACTAGCAGATATGGATCGGCCGCCACAAACTGAAAATTAAAGAAAAGGGTCACTAGGGGTGCGGAGCTCGGTCTGGTCGAGCAGCTGCTTTGCAAGCAGAAGGTCCTGGGTTCAAATCCCAGCCATTCCACAAGTTGAAACAACTCCTGTAATCCAGAAGCGGGAGGATGAGGAACGGTTAAAGGCCGTATGCTATGCTGGGTGTAGCTTAAGTTCTGAAAAAGCCTCATCAGTGTTGATACTGCGAGTGTAGCTCAATTGGCTAGAGTACCTGCCTTCCAAGCAGGGTGTTGTGAGTTCGAGCCTCATCACTCGCTCTAATGGTCTATGGGTCTGCTTGGTTGTGGACACCCGCCTGTCACGCGGGACATCAGGTCGGTTCGACTCCGACATAGACCGCAATGGACTGTGAGCTCGGTTGGCTGAGCGGCGCCCTGTTAAGGCGAGGGTCATAGGTTCGAACCCTATACAGTCCGCAAACATTGACATGTAGCTCAGCGGTAGAGCATCCGCCTGATACGCGGGAGGTCGTAGGTTCAATCCCTGCCATGTCAACTAAAATAGGAGCATAGCTCAGCCCGGTTCAGAGCGCTTGCCTTACAAGCAGGGTCAGTCGAAGGTTCGAATCCTTCTGTTCCTACAACAATTAACAAAGCAAAAAAGAAGATTTAACAGTCATGTTATACAACAGCTTGATACGAAAGAAGATAAAGTGCAGACGTAAGTCAGCATGATTTAACATTCCCTCGTAGCAAACTGGTGTAGGCAATAGACTTTTAATCTATGGGGCCGGGTTCGACTCCCGGCGGGGGAACTGAAGCTGCCCCTGTAGCTCAATGGAAGAGCAAGAGACTTCTAAGCTCAAGGTTACCAGTTCGAGTCTGGTCAGGGGTTCCAAGTAATAGGCCCTTAGCTCAGCTGGTCAGAGCAGTACTCTTATAAGGTAAAGGTCACCGGTTCAAACCCGGTAGGGCCTACAAAATAATGCGGGGTGGACTGGAGCGGTTCCAGCTCGGTCTCATAAGCCGAACGACATGGGTTCGAATCCCATTCCCGCAACAACGAGTGATAATGACGCCTGATAAAGGAGGAGATATAGTACCAGGTCTCCCGAACACTCACATGTCCCGGTCATCTAGTGGTCTAGGATCCCAGGTTTTCAGTCTGGTCACACGGGTTCAAATCCCGTCCGGGATACAATATTAGCCCGAGTAGCTCAGCGGGTTAGAGCTACTGTTTTGTAAACAGAGGGTCGGCGGTTCGATTCCGTCCTCGGGCTCTGTGGCCGTAGTTCAATCGGTGGAACGTCTGCTTGTGGCGCAGAAGGTTGCGAGTTCAAATCTCGCCGGTCACCCCAATTTGACCCTGTGGCGCAGCGGAAGCGCTTCTGAATACGGATCAGATGGTCGGGAGTTCGAATCTCTCCAGGGTCTCTGATTACAATGCCCGGTCGTCTAGCGGCAGGACATCTGGTTTTGGACCAGAGAACGGACGTTCAAATCGTTCCCGGGCAACAAAAAATTTGGCAAAGTGATGATAATTCTGTATATTATAGTAAATACAGTTATCACATGGATGTTGTAAACTTTCCCGCCATTATAGCTAACGGCCGTTTGATTACAGAATTGCAACTAGAAAATGCAGATCTTTTGGTCATTGGTAAAAAAGTAAAAGATTCCAGAAATCAAAGCAGTTACCAAAATTTTGCAGTTAGTATTGAAGATTTCATAGATCTTTTACCTCCACCGGTAAGTGTAAATATCTATAACAGTAATGGAACATTTACTGGTCCAAGATCAGTAAATTTTGGTGGGCATAGTCTTCAGTTTGGAACACTCAATGACGCAAAAGTTGGTATCAATATTCTTCCTCTTTATGAACTACATGTAAATAAAAGCGGAGCAGGTCAGCCTGTAACTGCGATGTTGGAAACTGGACCTACAAGATATGCTCGTTTATCATACATGGTTGGTGGTTCAGATACTGCACATCTTACACTTCACGGGAAAACAGATGAGGTCGGGACTTGGTATCAAGGAGCATATGTTCTTTCAAAAAGCACCACCGGTAATCTTGTAATTTCTAACGAGAGCAACATATCTAGTATTGCTCTTATTGTAGATGGGGCTTCTCCTGCAATCAGTGTAGTTCCAGAAATTTATATTCAGAATACCAAAGTAATGGTGAATGCTATTACCGGTAATGCTACTTTTAATGTTAAAGGAGCTGGAGCTGGTAATTCTACTTACAGTTTACACATTCGTAATTTTGCTGATGCAGCTCTTGCATATCTGAGAGATGATGGTGGTATTATCATGGGTATTAATGCTAATACCACATTAGGTAGCGGAGCTTCTATCGTAATAGGACAGGAGGCCAGCGCAACAGGTGCAAACGCGGTAGTAATGGGGATTTATTCTTCCGGAACAAGGCCATCAACTACAGCTCTAGGTACACAATCTGTTGCTACAGCAGATTATGCCGCAGCTATCGGTTCTTTTGGTACAGCCTCTGCTTTTGCGGCACTGGCTCTTGGTACCCAATGTACTGCTTCTGGAAACTTTTCGGTGGCTATAGCTTATCTAGCTGCCGCTTCAGGTGCAAATTCTATTGCCATCGGGGTATCTACCATAGCTAATTCTGTAGATTCACTAAGCTTAAGTTCTTTTGCTGAAGCTCGTGCACAAAATGGTGTAGCTGTTGGGTATTTTACTAAAGCTTCTCATAGAGGAGCTATTGTAATGGGATACGGTAATTACTCTTCCGGATACATGGAAAGTACTCATGATGATGCTTTATTCTTGGGATGGCTCTCTACTACTCCAAGCTTTGCTTTATCTAAAACAGCAGATTCTTACCTGAATGGTTCCGGAAACGTAGGTATTGGTACTAATGCTGGTATCACATCTAAACTTACTGTAAACGGAGATGTTGAAACTCTCACCAATAATCGCGGTTTCATTGTGTTAGACAGAACTAATGGTAACAGGTATCGTATCTTTACTAATGCTGGAGTACTATCTGTAGAACTAGCTTAACTATAAAAACTCAATATTATGCAATACGAAGTAAAAGATGTGACCTGGGTAGGTGCACCAAAAACAAAACAAGGAGATCCTTCAACAGTTGTGATCTATGCTAATGTTACTACTGGTGTAGTGGGTGATACTTACGGTTTCACAAAGCAAGATACTATTCTTGCTGAATGCCCTATTACCATGACTGGAGTAGAAATGGCAGCATCTGTTGAAACGCAAGCTGCAACCTTCTCAGCAGAGAAGTATCCTAATACCTGATCAGTAATAAAATAAACCAACATACATGGCAACCTTTCAGAATATTGAAACAAAAATTACAGTAGGCGAAAACGCCACACCAATGACTTATGCTGATCTTTTAAAGGTCTGTTTGGGTGCAGCTTCTTCAGAAGGAATTACAATAGGTGATATGCGTAATCGTATCAAGATTCTCGATAAGCTGGAGAATCCAGGTAAAACAATGGAACTGACCACAGAAGAAGTGCTTCTCGTAAAAGGCGTAGTTGCAAATTTCAAGTGGGCAGTAATGCATAAAGATCTTATAGGATTTGGTGAACACATTGAATCTCTTTAAAACATCCAATTATGAGTAAGGGAATGTTGAATAATCCAGCCGGACCGCGTAATAATTTCGGCTATCAAATAAGTGCTTTACAGTTATTGGGAGCCATTTCTGCATCTGTAGCACCTCCTGGAGGTCTGGCTACTGAGGCCACCTTGGTTCAAGTTCTAAGCGCCATTCAGAATGGTAAGGAATTTGAACAACTTCTTGTTCTTGATCTTGGTGCACCAGCTCCTTATCCAACGTATATTCAGATCAGAATCTGGAATACTACTACTCACACATTTGATCCACCAATTTATTACAACGCTGCAGGTGCAGTGGTTGTTCCAATTGGCCCGCTTGAGATTGTGAATCCTCAGTATGTTCTTGATAACATTCTGACCCAGGTCACAGCTATTAACACTGACTTGGACGTTGCTCTTTCAACAAGAGCTTCGGAGCTTACCCTTCTTGCAACTAATACCATCCTAACTACCATTTCCGGTAGACTGGATGTGAATCTTTCAACTCGCGCTACTGAAGCTACTCTTGCTTCTGTATTGGTTCAGCTTACAGCTATCAATGCGGATCTTGACGTGGCTTTGTCAACACGCGCAAGTGAGGCTACTCTTTCATCCGTTCTTACTCAAGTAACGGCGATCAATGCTGACCTGGATGTGGCATTAAGTACTCGTGCTTCTGAAGCCACATTACTTACCAGAGCTACTGAAGCGACATTGCTATTGATCAAGGCCAAGACTGATAACCTAGACGTGTTATTGTCTACTCGTGCATCTGAGGCAACACTCACTTCTTTAGACAGCAAGTTTACTGCAGTTGTAAGAACTCCGACAATGACTCGTGCAGCCGGTCCAGGAAACGTAGCGGCCGGCGCTCGTTCCGCATCTTTCTACAACGCAGGATCAGGTAACGCAACAGTTCTTGGAGCAACTCTTCTTCCTGGTGAGCAAGTATCATTTGCTGCCGGTGCCGAAGATGATACTCTTGCAGTAATTGCTTATAATGGAACAGGTACAGATTTATTAATTACTAGCGTAGTATAATCATGAGCTGGAGCGACATAAAACAACTGTTCACATTTAATCAGAGCCAGGCTATACGTCTCGGTTCCTCACCATCTGCGAACAATACTTTCAAAACTTTCCAAGATGCGAACTCTGTTGCTTGGACTGCTGATGTGGTAGCTAGCAGAGTTGGTGTCACAGCAATGGCTAATGTTATTAGCATCCCTATTCCGGTAAATGCTCAGATTAAAGATGGTCGCACACTGCGTTTTTCTTTTACAGCTAACTATACAAAGACCGTAGGGGTTTCTACTACAAGATGGCAAGTTGTTACAGGAGGCATTACTCTTCTTTTCACTGCAACATCTATGGGTAATGCTGCTCGTACAATTGACACATACACTATTCAAGTAGAGATCAATTTCAGAGCTGGTAATACTGCACAAGTTTTTGCTCGTATTCAAAGAACTGACGACTCGGTAGGAACTCCCCTGGAGATTCTTACTGTGAAAACAATTGCACCCGGTCTTTGGAATAAAGCAATAGCTAACAGTCTCGATATGCAATATCAAACTGTTACTGGCGCTGGTATTACACATACTCTCACATTCATTGACGCAACAGCTGAATTATTATGACACTGCAAGAGATAAAAGATATCAGGTATAATGAGATAAATCTCCGTACTCAGGAGCTTATCGCAATGGGATTTCCATTTGATGGCCATACTTTTTCTATGAGCTTTACCGCTCAGATTAACTGGTCTAACTTTCCTAATCTGCCAGATCAGCTTTTTCCCCTGGCGATCATGGATATAAATGAGAACCTGTACACTCTCTCGCTAGCTAACAAGACTAACTTCTATTTGAGCGCGGTTAACTATAAGAATGCTCAACTACAATCTGGTTCTGTTTTAAAAGCTCAAGTAACAGCTTGTACAGATGAAGCTTGTGTGCTTGCAATAGTTGATAATAGATAGTGTATAAATATGAATGCTGCTGACTTAACATTTAATATCAAGGATGTGATAACTATCGTAGTAGCTGTCATCTCTATCTTAGGGTTTCTCTATGCCCTTAAGCGTACTTCTGAGAAGTCTGCAGAAGAAACTGCTACCTTAAAGAAGGATCTTGATGAGTACAAAAAAGCGGTTGAGGAAAAATTCCTGCACGCCAAGAATAGTAAAAAAGCCAATATACAGATGATCATGGATATCATCAAGACCAACAAAGAAGAAGTCGAGAAAAAGGAGAACCAGATCTATGCCCGGATGAATGAGATTCGAGAAGAGGAGAAACTTGCACACGATAAGCTTTCAGACAAGATTGATAGTGTTGTAACAATGCAACAGACTATGAATACTTCTCTGGCAGAGCTTACCGGTTTCCTTAAAGCTAAACGCGATGACCAACATTGATAGTGTAATGTATATTGAAGATCTGGATGTTCTTCATGTACACTCTCCCTTCAACTGGAAAAAGCCGCAAAGATATTTAGCAGCTGCTATCCGGTTTATGCAAAAGCTTCGCTATGGACCAGAAGCTGCATACTATTCTCATACAGCTATTGCTGTATGGCATGGATCAGAGCTTTATGTATACGAAGCAGATCCGGAAATAAAGAAGACCAAGTTTAAAGACTGGGTCATGGATAAAAAACTTTGCATCACTCGTATTCCTGGTAAGTTCTATGTTAACCATGGAACAAAAAGTAAAGAAGAGCTAAAGACTATAATCAAGTCGAAGCTCGGTCTGAGATATGACTACTTTTCTTTGGTATTCTACCAGATTTTGCTTATATTATCAGGTAAGTGGTACGGAACTAAGAACAGTAACTCGTTCTATTGCTCAGAGTTTACCAGCTGGATTATGTACGTAGGTACAGGTCTCTTGGAAAACTGGTATAGCATGAGTCCAGCAAGATCATACCGGTTTTACCAGGATATGAGTTGGATCTGCTACAAAGGCAAAGGTTCCGATCTACTTGAAAAGTAAACAACAAATCATGGCAGCACAAGACAAATTGATCCCTACAGCGCTTCTTTTGGCTAACAACCGTAAGGGAACACGCTATTCTACAGGAGGGACCTATAAGCTTCCCGCAAAGAAAGCCAGCAAGTATCAGAATCCTTATACGGATGCTGTAGAATTCTTCGCTGATGTTTATCAGAGAGAGCTTTTGATTGCTAATCAGCTAGAGGGAACAACCCCTCCGGCCAGCGAAGTATTCTCTAAACAGTATACGCCTAATCAGAACAATCGTTCTCTTACACTAGGTATGGTAGTCGCTTTCAGTGAAGCTGAATGGGAAGAGCTGCAGATTGCCATTTCTCGCTCCTTCAATATCGTTTACCCATTTGACCAAGTTGGTCCATGGAGTAAGCCTGAGATCGATGGTTACGAAGCTTTGATGGGAACATTCTGGGACGATTCGACAGAGCTTAAAGCTGCTGATGGAACCACTCTGGATACAGGTTTAACTCCTGGAGCAGAATGGGCCGAAGCATGGAATACCCTTCGAGTTCCTTATGACAAGGCTCAGGGTATAAATACACCTTTCATAGCTCCAATTCTTCGTCCTGTAACAGGACAACATTATTATTACCGATTTACCGGCCCTCGTCGTTGGTTCGGTTTTGTAGGGTATAACCTTCAATAAGAGCTTTTTGCCTCCTCAATATCCCTAGGGGATCGGATCTTCCGGTCCCTTTTTTTTCTCCTGTCGGTAAGTAAATGGTGCAAGTTTAAACTTTTATGCGTACATTCGCGTTAGTTTAACCAACATAATCAGTCATGTCAGAAACCAACCAACAAGACAGAGAACCTACGGAAGCTGAGTTAAAGGCTTACCGAGAGAAGATGATTCAGTACTACAAAGAGCAAATTCCTTTGCTCAAGTCTCAGAAAGAATATGAGACTCTCCTTGCTGATATCGAAGAAGCACGAGCTAAGCGTGTCACCATGACAATGCGTATTGCTCAAATTATGGCAGGCCCTCCTCAAGAAAAGGAGCAAACACCTAACCCGCCAGATCCAGCTTCAGAAGAAGAAAGACCTGCTCGTCAACTTAAAAAGGAGGAAGCATGAAAAAGGAAGATTTCACCTATGCTAAAGTAAAAGCTGCTGTAGAGAAAGCTGGCTTTAAGTTCTTCACCGGAAACATGAATGTAAACATGATCGGTGTACGTTCCAAAAATCGTAAGGTTGACAACTGGGATGACTTTTTTATCCTATGCTGGCAAGAGAACGGAAAGAACATGATCTGGGTAAATGATCAGTTTACTACGGATCCTGGTATTTACTACATGCAGCAGAAGCTTCTTAATCCGGCCGGTTGTGGTATTCTCGCCCGCGGACAATATCGTGGAGTATGGAAGATCGGAAAGCATGGCGCTGCTCAGTACGAAGCCTTCGTTCAAACCGGTAACAAAGTCAAGCTTTACCGCGACCGCAACAAGGACAACATAATGGACTTTGATCCTAAGTCTATCATGGAAGGTTTCTTTGGCGTGAACCAGCATCACGGATATGATTCTGTGAACGTGAAGAACAACAGTGCTGCGTGTCAAGTACACCGATACAAAAAGGATCTGGCTTATGTTCTATCTATAGCCAAAAAGAATATAGCAGCAGGAAACGGTGATAGCTTCACCTACACTCTGCTTGAAGAAGGAGTAGATTTTTAAACCAACAAACCATGGCAAAGGTTAACCTCGTAGAAAAGCGGGCTAGGCTTTCTCTATGGGACATAGTTAAGTTCCAGCTGATCACTCATTGCTACCTGACAAAGGCAGCATTGAGTGAATCACAGCTGGACTGTTTGACACTACTCGCTGTAAAAGGTGAGTATGACCTGACAGAGTTCTGTACTTTGGCTAGTACTGAAGGTATCTTCAAGACTACTCAGACCGTACGAAACTGTTTGGTGAAAATGGAGAATGAAGGGTTCATCGTCAAAGAAGGGAAGAACAAAAAGAGAATAATGGTTCATCCTGATCTGAAGATTCAAGCTACTGGAAACGTACTTTTAGACTGTAAGTTTGTGCATGTTGAATCCCAAGAAGCCTAAAGAGTGTGTCAAGCAAACGGCAGAAGCCTTAGGTGCAGATGAGAATCTTGTACAAGATATCGTCGACTTCTATTGGAAAGAAGTTCGTAAAGCTCTGAGTGATCTGCGTGGCCCAAGAGTAGAAGTAGCAAACTTCGGAACTTTCCGGATAAAAAGCTGGAAGCTTCAAGAAGCAAAAGATGATTATCAGAAAGTGCTTACTAAGCACAATCCTGAGAAGATGACATTTCAAAGACATGCTGTGAGAGCAGAGGTCGAACAACGAATGGAGCAGATATCAAAGATGCAAAAGATGGTTGAAGAAGATCGATGTCGCAAGCAGCAGATAAAAGAAAAACGCAATGCTGAACATAAGAGAAATCTGGAATCACCGGAAACAAATTCTTGAAGGAGTAGGAAACTCTCTATTCAAGAAAGAGTACGTAGAGAAGATTGCTAAAGAGCGTCTTGATACTTGTGCTAAATGTCCTCTAGTAGACAATGAGGGAAGCAAATGCATGGTGCCTGGTACACAACCTTGCTGTAGTGTATGCGGCTGCAAGCTCGCTTTTAAAACGAGGTCATTATCTTCTGAGTGTCCTCATCCGGATGGTGCTAAATGGCAAGCTGTCCTGGAACAGGATGAAGAAGATAAGCTTTACAAGGAAATCGATTTTGATCCTGACAAATCATAATTATGAAGGATGCGTGGGCACAAATGATGTTATCATTTCAAGGAGTAATAGTGAAAGATCCAACAAGAGTTGTCAACATTGTATATACAGGACCTACTCGACGTTCAATCTTAAAAGGGTTTGTGACGGAACTTCGTAAAGAGGGTAAGATAACTAGGGAAGAGGAGATAACCCTAGATCAGATGATAGATTCTCCAGATGAAGAAAACTTAACCGTGGTCGAGACTATAATAGAACAAAAATATGAGCTTTCAGAAATGTCCAGTATGTAATGGGACAGGTGTAGATCCTAGTCCAGGTACCTTTAATACAATACCGGTTTGTCCTACTTGTAGAGGTGCTAGAATAATCAATAAGCTGAGCGGTTTACCGCCGGCTTGTTATATGTCAACTCAAAAACCAACTCAAGATGTCAGTAATATTCCAAGCGAAGGATCACAGCTACAAGAGCATAAATCCTGAAGAAAACATAGACTGGATGAGTGTTACATCGTTCGTCGGTCTCTTTAAACCTAAGTTTGATGCAGCAGCTCAAGCTGTGAAATCAGCTCGTAATCCTAAATCTAAGTGGTACAAGCTACCTGTTGAAGAGATAGTAGCTGCTTGGGAATCGGAAGGGAAACGAGCAACTGACTTAGGTACATGGTATCACGATCAACGTGAAAAAGATATAAGCTCTCATCTTACTATTCAAAGAGCCGGTGTAGAAATACCTATCATAAAACCCATCTATAATGGAGAACTTAAGATAGCTCCAGAACAAAGATTGGTGGAAGGCATTTATCCAGAGCATTTCGTTTACCTGAAGTCTGCAGGTCTATGTGGTCAATCCGACCGAGTAGAAGTTATCAAATCTACGGTTGATATCATCGATTATAAGACTAACAAAGAGATAAAGCTCAAGAGCTTCAAAAGTTACAATGGAATCTTCCAAAAAATGCTGGGTCCTTGTGCTCATCTGGATGATTGTAACTACTACCACTATGCTTTACAACTTAGTGTATACATGTACATAATCATAAAGCACAATCCTCAGCTTAAACCTGGGAAACTCACACTACATCACGTCATATTTGAAGAAGAAGGGTTAGATAAATACGGTTATCCTATTGCTAAAAAAGATGATCAAGGTAACCCTATTGTAAAGGAAATCTTTCCTTATGACGTACCTTATCTTAAATCAGAGGTCATAGCCATGATCAACTGGTTACACGAGAATCGTCCAACACTCAAAAACAAATAAACACAGTTCTTCAAGATGGATAAAACACACGCACTAAACATTCTCATCAAAGAGCTTGCAGATGATAAGCTCATAAAAACAAATGATATCAGAGATGGATATCACTCCTTCGGTGAACTGTATGACCACCGAATTATTCTTTATGTTGCTTTGTGTAAAATGCTTTGTGATGTAGGAGAAGCATCTCGTGTATGGAAATCTCAATGGCACTCGGATGGCACAAGATTCCCGGATTGGTTTATCTTAGGTATCGATGAAGAACCTGGTAAACAAATTACGTATCATCTTCCTATGAGTTATTGGGATAAGACTAGCTTTGTAAAAGCTAGAGATCTTGCTCCAACCTGGGATGGTCATACATCTGAAGAAGTTCTTCAAAGGATTAATACTTTAGTAGCTCTGAAATCATGATAAGATTATTTGACGTGCAGGATGATAAGCTTGTTCCAACGGAACATTGTTATGCCTTGAGTTTTCTCAAGAACATAATGGACGCTTATCCGGATACTTACATAGAGGTGTACAAGTATCTATTCTACATGACATGTCCTAATCCGGAAGTCAATCCATTCTTTAACGTGCCTGATGAAGATAAGGAAGACATCATATTGCAAGAGATAAAGGCTGACTTTTCTACAGAAGATGACTTGGTCGTTATAGCTAAAGATAGGTGTCGACAATTGTATGAGACACCCACTGTCAGAGCTTATAATGGTATGGCTAAGATGATGGATCGATTAGCTAAATACATGGAGACTACGCCTATTACTCATGGACGAGATGGTAACATCAACTCATTGGTCGCCGCCGCCAAAAATTTTGAGGGTATTAGATTATCCTTTAAGGGGGTGTACAAAGACCTACAAGAAGAACAAAAAACTCACACAAGAGGTGGTGCCGGTTTAGCATATGATCAATAATTCTTACATAGAGATTCCTACTTGGAAAGATGGTGAGTGGGTAGAACCTACTCTCTTTGAAACTCGGGAAGAGTTTAGAATCTTTGTGCGATCCTGCTTTAAAGAACCGGGTCAATATGGATTTGACGAGACCAGTTTCCTCTTCAATGAAGAGGGTCGTCGGTATAATCGACAAGGCTTCTACTGTGCAGCGCCCTTCCGTAGTAAAGATTTCCTCAAGTATTGGGATGATCAAAAAACTAAGTGTAGAAAAGGCGTCATATTCCGTAACGGAGATAAGGTTTGGTATCTCACTAGAGATTACTACATGTGGATCAACTTTCTCCCAATCAACAACAAGGAGACTAGAAGGTTCGACTTTCCGGATGTACGCGATGCGCAGTATCACATGGCTTTGTATGAAATTCTTGCTGAACTGAACTATCTCCACTGTGCTATCTTAAAGAAACGTCAGATCGCTTCTTCATACTTTCACTGTGCTAAACTCATAAATCAAATCTGGTTCGAGGAGACGCCTATTCTTAAAATGGGTGCTTCTTTAAAAGACTATGTGAATGAGAAAGGCTCTTGGAAGTTCTTGAACGAGTACTCGTCTTTTTTGAATGAACACACCGCCTGGTACAGACCTATGAATCCAGGTAAGGTTGGTATGTGGCAACAACAGATTGAAGAAACAGATACTCGAGGTAGAAAGTACATGAAAGGTTTGAAGGGTGTGCTTTCAATGGTAACTTTTGAGAAGGATGCCACATCTGGTGTCGGTGGTCCATGTACCTACTTTTTCCACGAGGAGGCTGGTATCGCACCCAAGATGGATACAACAGTAGAGTTTCTTTTCCCTGCGCTTCAATCTGGACACATTACTACTGGAACTTTCATTGCTGCAGGATCTGTGGGTGACCTTGATCAATGTCAACCTTTGAAAGAGATGGTTCTTAAACCAGGAGCGAATAGTATTTATGCCGTGGAGTCAAATCTGCTCGATCACGAAGGGACTGTAGGACTCACCGGATTGTTTATTCCAGAGCAATGGTCTATGCCTCCTTACATAGATCAGTATGGTAACTCTCTTGTTGAAGAAGCTGTAAAGGCTATCGATCTAGAACGTGGAAAGTGGAAGAGAGATCTTTCACCAGAAAAATACCAGCTCCGTATTTCCCAGCATCCAAAAAATATTGCTGAGGCATTTGCTTACAGAAAAGTATCTAAGTTCCCGCTTAACCTAGTTGGTGCTCAAAAAAGACGTATCCTCGATAAGGAATACCCTATTGAGTTTTTAGATCTACAGCGAGACGAGTATGGGAAGGTCCAAGCCAAAATAAGCAACAAGTTACCAATCACAGAATTCCCTATTACAAAAGACATTGAGGATAAAACAGGTGTAATCGTGGTTTATGAAAGACCTGATCCTACTGCTCCATGGGGAACATATTATGCTTCTGTCGACCCGGTTTCAGAAGGAAAAACTACTACATCAGAATCTCTTTGTTCAATATACGTGTATAAGAATCCGATCGAAGTTACCCGGATAAACGGTGATCAGACAGAAACATTTGTTGAACACGATGGAATCGTTGCTTCTTGGTGTGGCCGATTTGATGATATCAATAAAACTCATGAGCGCCTCGAAATAATTATTGAGTGGTATAATGCCTGGACCATTGTTGAGAACAACGTCAGTCATTTTATCCGACACATGATTTCAAGGCGTCTTCAGCGATACCTTGTACCAAAAAGCCAGATAGCCTTTTTGAAAGACCTCGGTGCTAATACTAATGTGTTTCAAGATTACGGTTGGAAGAACACAGGAACTCTCTTCAAGAATCACATGCTGAGTTATTTGATCGAGTACTTGAAAGAAGAGATTGATGTAGAGACCAAAGAAGATGGTACTATTGTCAAAAGGAAGTATGGTATCGAAAGAATACCTGATATCATGGCCATGGTTGAGATGGAACATTACGATGACGACGTCAACGTTGACCGTTTAGTATCTTTGGCCGCTCTAATCGCTTTTGCTAAAGTGCAACAAGCAAACCGTGGTTACCGTAAACGCGTGGATAACGTGAGCAAGAAACCCTTGGAAAAGTCCCAGAATTTGTTTAAATTACCTAGTAGCCCTTTCCGGCATATCGGGGGGAGCTCAGCGAGTTCAGGAAAGAAACCGCCTAGGAACCCGTTTAAAAACATCAGATAAGAGCCATGAAAGTATTAAATGCGATGCAGTTAAAGGCTGGAGCCAAGGCGGAATACAACCGCATGGGTTCTATTACTCAGCCTATTCAGTTTCTTCCGAGAAAAGAGAAGGATGATGAGTGGACCGCCTGGAACATGGACTGGCTGGAATGGCAAGGTCTTAAACAGATCCGTCGAAACGCTCGCCGGTTAATGAAAAACTACAAGCTGGCCAAAGGTATCATCGACAAAACAGACTATATTGTTGAGCAGGATAACGAAATGCGAGAAATCGTAGATACTCTTATCGAAGAGGATTTCAGTGCTTTGGAGCTTAAGTTTTACCCGATCATTCCCAATGTCATCAACGTCCTTACCGCGGAGTTTGCTAAACGTAATTCACGAGTAACCTTCAGAGGTGTTGATGAATACACCTACAACGAAAAGATGGAGCTGAAAAGACAGGCCATCGAAAACGTTCTTTTACAAGATGCTCAAAACAAGCTTATTACTAAGATGATTGAGCAAGGAGCTGATCCTAATGATCCGGAGATTCAGCAGCATATGCAACAGCAAATGGCTCCTGAAAATCTGAAGTCGCTCCCAGAGATCCAGAGTTTTTTTGATAAAAGCTACCGTAGTCTTTGTGAGCAATGGGCTGCCCATCAACACAAGATTGATGAAGAGCGCTTTAAAATGGACGAGCTTGAAGAACGCGGTTTTCGCGATAGCTTAATTACCGATCGTGAGTTCTGGCATTTCAGAATGGGCGAAGATGATTATGAGATCGAGTTATGGAACCCGGTTCTAACCTTTTACCATAAATCTCCTGATATCCGCTATATCTCCCAAGGAAACTGGGTAGGTAAGATTGAGATGATGACTGTGGCTGATGTAATCGACAAGTATGGTTACTTAATGACGCAAGAACAGCTTGAATCTCTTGAAGCCATTTATCCGGTAAGATCTGCAGGATATCCTCTACAAGGATACCAGAATGACGGATCCTACTACGATGCTACCAAAACGCATGAATGGAATACCAACATGCCTGGTCTTGCCTATCGTCAGTTTGTTTCCATGTATGACAACTTCGTGTATAACGGAGGGGATATTATCAACTGGATTCTCGGAGAGTCGGAGGACTATTTCGACATGGGTATGGCTTTCATGTTACGCGTTACTACTGCTTATTGGAAGTCTCAGCGTAAGGTTGGTCATCTAACTAAAATCACAGAAAACGGAGAAACTATTACAGATATTGTTGACGAGAGCTATCGTATCACAGATAAACCTTTGTACAACAATACTCTGATCAAGAATAAAAATAAAGACACCCTCGTTTTTGGTGAGCATATCGACTGGATATGGATTAATCAAACGTGGGGTGGAGTGAAAATTGGACCTAATCATCCAAGCTTCTGGGGTATGAATAACCCGGGAGGAGTTAATCCGATGTACCTTGGTATTAACCAGAACAAGATTGGTCCTCTGAAATTCCAGTTTAAAGGAGACAACACCCTTTACGGATGTAAACTACCTGTTGAGGGATCTGTATTTTCCGATCGTAATACTCGTTCTACAGCTCTTGTAGACCTGATGAAGCCTTATCAGATTGGGTACAATATAGTAAACAATCAGATTGCGGATATCCTGGTGGATGAGTTGGGGACCGTAATTCTGTTGGATCAGAACGCGCTACCCCGCCATTCACTGGGTGAAGATTGGGGTAAGAATAATCTGGCCAAAGCTTATGTGGCAATGAAGAATTTTCAGATGTTGCCTCTGGATACCTCGATCACTAATACAGAAAACGCTCTTAACTTCCAGCATTTCCAAACACTTAACCTGGAACAGACACAGCGTATGATGTCAAGGATCCAGTTGGCAAATTACTTCAAGCAACAGGCCTTTGAAACTATTGGTATAACACCGCAGCGCTTGGGTCAACAGATCGGTCAAACTGAAACAGCTAAAGGTATAGAACAAGCTATTGCTGGTTCCTACGCTCAGACTGAAATGTATTTCATTCAGCACAGTGATTATTTGATGCCTCGTGTTCATCAAATGAGAACCGACCTTGCTCAGTATTATCACTCGAAGAAACCATCACTTCGTCTGCAGTATATGACCACTAAAGATGAACAGGTAAACTTTGCAATCAATGGTACAGATCTTTTACTACGAGATATAAATGTTTACTGTACAACCAAAGCTAATCACCGTGCTGTAATTGAACAGATGAAACAACTTGCTATTGGTAATAATACTTCTGGTGCTACAATTTATGACTTAGGAAATATTATCCAGTCTGACTCTTTATCTGAGCTTACCACTGTTCTTAAAGAGACAGAACGTAAAGCTACTGCTCAACGTCAAGAACAAATGCAACATGAAGAGAAGATGAAGCAAATGGAAGCTGAGCAGCGTAGTAAAGAGAAGCAGATGGAGCTTGATCATGATGCTCTGGAAGCTGAGAAAGATCGTCGTAAGGATATCCTTGTGGCCGAGATTCGAGCTGCCGGTTATGGTGCTATGCAAGACATCAACCAAAACATGCAGAGCGATTTCCGCGATACCATGGATGATATCAGGAAGCGAGATGAATTTCAGCAAGTGATGAGCTTTGATCAGAACAAGGAAACGATAAAACAACAACAACATCGTGAAAAGATGGATCTTGAAAGAGAAAAGCTTCAGGTACAGAAAGATATGAAGCAGATGGATCTAGATATTGCTCGTACCAATAAGAACAAATATGACGCAGGCAAAAAAGCAAGTGACAAGAAAAAGAGTTGATAGTCATATAGTGCGCCAAATCTTGCATCTAAAGCTTCAAGGTGTAAACGTATAGAGTTTAAAAACGTATTTTTGCGTATATTATAATGTCAGTCAGACAATAACCAACCAACAGATTATGGCAGATAATAACGAAAACGGTACAACAACCGTAACAACCGTGGATGTCGACATTAATGAGATCTTAGGTACACCAGGGGCCGAGCAGGTAATGCTGCCTGGCAATGATGGAAAGAAGCCGGTTGAAAAGCCAAGCATCTTTACAGCGAAACCTGTAGACATGTCGTTCCTTGACAATGATGATGACGATGATCAAGGCGGGGCGGGTAATGATGACCCAAATCCTGATAAAGGAGATCTTGAAAAAGATAAGGGTAATCCGAATCCGAATCCCGACATTGACCTGAGCGATCTTGATAATCCGGAAGGAGATAAAGGCGGTCGTCCTAAAATGGATAAAAATGCTATGATCGAGCTTACAAAACAGCTCATCGAAAGCAAGCAACTTATTCCGTTTGATGATGACAAGCCAATCGAGAAATACACTGTGCAAGACTTTAAAGAGCTCTTCGAAGCTAACATGGCTGAGAAAGAACGTAAGCTCCGTGAAGAAGTACCATTAGAATTCTTCGATAACCTTCCTGAAGAGCTTCAAGTAGCTGCTAAGTATTATGCAGATGGTGGAACAGATTTCAAAAGCTTGTTCCGTACATTGGCCCAGGTAGAAGAAGTACGCCAGTTGGATCCTCAACGTGAAAACGATCAGGAACAAATTGTACGTGCTTACCTTCACGCAACCCAGTTTGGTACCTCTGAAGAAATTGAAGAGGAGATTAACAGCTGGAAAGACCGTGATGAACTAGGAGCAAAAGCTCAAAAGTTCAAGCCGAAGTTGGATGCAATGCAACAACAAATTGTAGGCCGCCAGCTACAACAGCAAGAAAACTTGCGTAAACAACAACAGCAGCAAGCAAAAATGTACATGGATAACGTGTACAAAGTACTTGAACCAGGCGAATTGAACGGCCTGAAGCTCGACAAAAAGACCCAAAGCATGTTATATGCTGGTCTAGTTCAACCAAACTACCCTTCGATCTCGGGTAGACCTACCAATCTCCTTGGACATCTTCTAGAAAAACATCAGTATGTAGAACCTAACCATGCGTTAATCGCGGAGGCTCTATGGCTGTTGTCTGATCCAGAAGGTTACCGCACCAAGGTAAGAGAGAATGGTAAAAAAGATGCGACTGAGAAAACAGTACGAATGTTGAAATCAGAAGAGGCTAAGAAAGCCGGTTCTTCTGTACCGTCACATGATGACGATGACGAAACAGCAAAGCGTGCAGGACAGAAGCTTCAGAGACCGAGCCAAAACTTTTTCAAGCGATAACCATAAATAACAATCAAATCTAATCACACATGAGCACTCCAGTTTTAAACAATGGTCTCTTCTTACGTGACACGAACTACCAGGCTAGTTCTCACGTAGACAGCTACCACTTGGTGAACATGCTGAAAGATGCAGAGCCTATGGACCTAGGTCCAGTGGATATCTGGGCTATGACCCAGAAGGTAGAAATGCCTCTGTACCAGCTGTCATCTTTTGGTGGTAAAAACATCATCATGGTTGACAATGCCCGCGGTGAGTACAAATGGCAAACTCCGGTAAGCCAGGATCTTCCGTACATCATCGAAGACATTGAACCGAACAACGCCCAAAAAGGTATTGATGGTACAACCTTCAAAATCAAAATCAACCGTCGTGAGTTTGGTCACGGTGATATCATCACCTACGACAAGTACAACGGTTGTGAAATGTACATCACTGCTGATGACATCCTTCCTTTGGGAGACGGTTTTGTTTATACAGTTCAGTTGGTGAACAACGACAACTACAAGTTCCTTGACAACAAGTACCTTGCAAACGGTACTAAAATTTTCCGTAAAGGTTCTGCTCGCGGAGAATACGGGGAGCGTTTTTCTGACATCACAACTCGCTCAGGATTCCGTGAGTTCTATAACTTCGTAGGAGGTTCAGAAGCTCATGTTCACTATAGCGTTTCTAGCCGCGCAGACCTTATGGCTCGTGGTGGTATGAAAGCTGATGGTACAGTTCCGGTAACTGAAATCTGGCGTAACTTTGACAAGAGTTTGGACCCATCAATTGCAACCATTGAGCAAATGGCTTCCAAAATGGGTAAAGATTACGTGAAGCGTGCTATGGCCAATGGTACTTTGACCCGTACATTCCTTACCACGATGGAAGCTGCCCACCTTACAAAGATTGCCACTGACATCGAAACCTACTTGATGTGGGGTCATGGTGGTCGTGTTAAGCAAGACGGTCCGGATGATATCCGTATGTCTGTGGGTCTTTGGAAGCAGTTGGACAACTCGTTCAAGCGTGTGTACAACAAAAGTTCGTTCAACCTTGAGTTGTTCCGTGCCGAGTTGTACAACTTCTATGCTGGTCGTGTGGAATTCCAGGGTCCAGATCCTAAGCGTCAGCTTATTGTTCAAACCGGTATGGGCGGTATGCGCCTTGTTAACGAGGCTATCAAGAAAGAAGCATCTAACTCCGGTCTTGTTATTCAAGCTGCTCAGAATAACGGTATCGGAGCTATCTCAGGTCAAGGTATGGATCTCGGCTTCGGATTCGCTTACACCAGCTACGTAATTCCGTTCCTTGCGAACGTGAAGTTCGTGCTGAACCCAGCATTCGACAACCTTCATACTAACGACATCGAGAATCCGATCATCGATGGTAACCCATTGTCTTCTTACAGTTTCGTGATCTTCGACATCACTGATACCGGAAACGACAACATCTTCATGTTGAAGCTTGCTTGGGATAACCAGTTGAAGTGGTGGTATCAAAACGGAACCATGGACTACATGGGACGTACTCAAGGCTTCCAGTCTTCTGGACAGTTCAACGGGTACCGTGTATACATGACCCAAACGATGCCGGCAATCTGGGTAAAAGACCCAACTAAAGTTTTGAAAATCGTGATGAGAAACCCGATTACAGGTGGATCATTCTAATACCCGCGCCGAGAGAGGGTACTTCCGATCCCTCTCTCAATGGCGCACATGCCTAGATGGTTACTTGAAATAGAGTTACGGTAGGTTCGATCCTGATCTAGGCACAATATTACACAAACCAACAAACCAACGTATGAGTAAGATTACTATGACAGAAGTTCCTACGGTTTCAGACCAAGGGAAGATTGCAATTAGACCGTTCTTTGACCCGAATGTTGAGAATTTAGGTCTTCAGAATTACCAAATGGTAGTTTATGAGGGAGTTTTTCATGAAGAACAACTTGCTTGTATTGAGATGAACGGTACTAAGCGTTATGTTACAGGATTGAATCCTTTTGCTCCTGATGTGAAAGTTCTTCCTGAAGAAGAAAGAGAAGCTCGTATCAGAGAAATAAACAAAAAGGTTGCTCAACTTGAAGCTGAGCTTAACGCCAATATTCTGGATCCTAAAGATCCGGATTTTTGGAATAAGGTAAAACTTCTTCGTCCAGATAATTATGAATTCTGGGAAAAGATCACAGTTCGTTGTGGTAACCAACCTGTTCCTCTTGATCCTGAACATAACCCTTGGGATATGATTAAGGTGTGTGCAATTGAAGCCGGAGGGTTTTCAATTGTAGCCAAGAGTTATGAAGATGCACGAAGTCGAGCAGTTGCACCAAAGTTTTACCTGGATAAGGACATTCATACTGTAGCTACTAAAACTGAAGTTAAGAAACTTCGTAACAAAGCTCTTGCAGAACTTGAGAAGATGTTTAAGAACAATCAGAACAAGCTTATGTATGTAGCTAAGGTAGTTGATGGAAATAGCGTTCAGTACAAGAAGTCTACTCCGAATGATGTGATCTATGACAACATGGATCGATTCATTACAGGAGAAGGGGTTGAGAAAAACTTGCGTAGAGCGGCTGAACAATTCTTAGCGGCTTCAGAACTCGACATCGAAACTTTAAAGCTGAAAGCTCTTATCCGAGATGCAAGCTTCTACAAATTGATTGCCCCTAAATCTGATGGTATGATTTACCATATGAATACTATGAGTATGATGGGACGCAACGCACATGAATGTTTGGAGTATCTGAAGAATCCTATGAACGATAAGGTTCTTGCAGAACTTTTAAGTGTGGTAGAGGCATACTGGAAAAAATAACATAAAAACACGATACCATGGCTGGAAATATGAAGAACAGCAATAAGTGTCCAGAGGTTGTACAAAACCCGACACGCTACAAAGGAGGAATGAATAAAGCTCCTGAAGTTGTGCAAAATCCAACGCGTTATACTGGCGGTTTGAATAAAACGGCTTGTGACGTGCCAAAGAAAAACAAGTAACCACTAAAATCAACACATATGTCAGCAAAGAAAAAGATGGCTATGGGCGGAGAAAAACCCGGTTCCAAAGCAACTAACAAACCTGAAACTCGTGCAGACGAAAAACGTGCTGCGGCTTCTATGGGAAAACGTAAAACCGGAGGATCTGCATCTTCCTACAAAAAAGGCGGATCGACTAAAAAGTAATCTGAAGGATGGATAACAATACCATATTCCTAAAGGTTAAGCAACGTCTTAACAAACTTGCCAGTAACGATTATGATAATATCGAATGCTGGCAAGTTGTTGAGGCTTTTAACAAAGGCCAAGTGGAATGGTGTCGTAGAAATCTTCATGGTACTAATATTAAACAAGAGGGAGATGAACAATCTAAAAGAAGAATTGATGATCTTCAGAGATTACTCAAGCCTCTCCCTTTAGTGATGACAGACCGTCAACTTTTTTATGAATCTCCCGCTCTTCCCGGAGATTATATGGAGTGGAAAAGAATCTCAGCTCAAGTTGTAAATCCTTGTTGTGATAAACCTCGTCGAATGATTATTTATCTTGCTGAAGAAGCAAACGTAGACGAGTTACTTCGAGATAAGAATAAGCAACCTAGCTATGAATGGGGAGAAACCTTTTGTACGCTTATTGACAATAAGGTCCGTATTTATACGGATAATAAATTTGCCGTCGTTAATACTGAATTGTACTATTATCGACAACCGGTGAGAATACAGATGTTAAACTGTGTAGATCCTTATACTCAACAAACAAGCACGGTCGATATTCCCTGCGAGTTTAAAGACGACATGGTGGAAGTATTCATAGACGAAGCTGTTAAAATTATTGCCGGTGATATCGAATCGTTGAACCAAATGCAGAGAGCATCTCAATCTGTAGAACAAAATAACTAATGGAAGCACTAAAACGTCCTATGCGTAAATCTCGTAATCCACTCTTAAGTGAAGCGAGTGAGAAACTTCTCAATTTTCGAATAGAGCAAGAAGAGGCTTCTGCCCGTTTATACCTAGCAATGTCTATGTGCCTTAATAACGAAGGTTACACAGGTGCTGCTAAGTTGTGGAAAAAATATTCTGATGAGGAAATGGCTCATGCCGATTGGGCCCGTAATTATCTTCTGGCTATGGGTGTAACGCCGGCAACACCTATGTTACAAAAGCCGAAGACAGAGTTTCCTGGATGTTTGGCTGAAATTATCAGAGATAGCTTTGAACATGAAATCGTTGTTACCAAGCAGATAAAGGCTTTAGCAGCCGATGCTTTTAAACAAGCAGATCACATGTTATACGAATTAGCTCTTTCTTACTTAAAAGAACAGGTAGAAGAGCATGACAAAACCCAAACTTGGCTCGATAAGCTTATGACTTTCGGATCTGATCCATTAGCTTTACGCTTACTCGATAACGAGATGGGAGAAGGATTGTAAAAAAATCTGCAGAGTCTTGCACAAGTGACAAGATTTTGCTATATTATAATAGTTTGTTTGTAACCTTAAAATCCAATTACACATGGCGTATTTTAATCATGCCTTTACCAAGCGCTTCTTAGGAACGCAGGTAACCGGAGCTGGGGCCGGTCAAAACCCGAACGTCAACATGACGAATGGTTTTATCACAGTAGCAGGGATTCCATCTTCTGCACTTGGTAATACTGTTGGTGCACCCAACACGATCTATGGACCAGGATCCTATGGATTCTTTGATCCTAAGACGTATCAGTCTGTTGATTTGACCTTTGCGTCAAACAATGCTTGTTGTCCTCTTGTTCTTGCTTCAGGTTCCCTGTTAGCAAATGACAAGATCGGACCTTTCCATGGTGGTTATAAAGAGTCCAACAAGTCAAAAATTATCAACCCTAAGTACATCAGTAAGGCGTACGTAGTGGAAGAGTGTGCTCCTCAGCAGTCTGTGACTTCTATCGGAAACACTCCGTACACTGAAACTCTTTCACCATTGGATCCTCTTTGCTGCAAAAAGTTCCTTTGTGATGAGACCTATTACCTTCGCATTGATGTGAAGGGATCTCCAGCTCTGCGTTACCTGAATCACCAGGCTTACCAGACCGTGATGGCCTACACCGGATGTTGCACAGGTCCTACACCTACTCCGGTTGATTCAACTTTAGTAATGATCCAGTGGGCTCAAGCTATCGTTGAAAACCAGTACTTAACTCCATTCTTGTTCCCAATTGTTTATGACGAAGCCGGAACAGCATGGTTCCCGCCAAACAGCACTGTTGACCCACAGGGTAATGCTATTACGCCGGCTCAATGGTGGAGTGCTTATGTGTCTCCTGGACACACTGCAAATGCATGTGCTGGTCTTCGTCTCTTCGGAGCTTACGTAGAAACAAAGTTTGGAAACTGCTCTTTCCAGCTGACTGACTTCTTCGAAAAAGAGCCAGTGTTGATCTACGCATCTCTTGTGGATTACAACGGAGATCCTTGCGTGTTCGAAGGTCTTTGCGTATACCAAGAGTGTCGCGGTCTTCAAGGAATGGGCTTCGGAGAGCAAGTTGTTCGCGACTTGATTCTTTCTGAGTCTTATCTGCAAAACTTCTTCGCGACTGATATTCGTATCCGTGAAATCACTCAGGGTGACCAAATCTTGAACTCTGTAAATCGTAATGCGCTTTACACTCGTTACTTCATCCTTCACAATGTTCCTCGTTTGAACAACCCAACAGGTGTGTTTGATAACGACCAGTACATGTTGGAGATTATCTCAACCGGCCGTAATGCTGCTCTTGAGACGTTCCTCACAACATGGCTTGAAAACTGTGCGAACTGCGTAACATTGGATGTGTACGATTGTACACCATGTAACGTGGTTCCTATCTAAGGAACATATTACTTCAAAATACGGGAGAGTGAGAGTTTATTTCTCCTCTCCCTTTTTTGTTTATTAACGTCTACAATAGATAATAATGGCACAACACTCTTTAAGTCTTGAAGCACCGGATACAATGAATAAGTGTATCCTTCGTATTGTAGACACAAGCGTTTACAATAGTCAAGTGCAGGTTGCGTGTCCTGTTCTTCAGGTCACTTTACCAGGCTTCAATCGACCAGTAACTTTTGATGAATCTGTTATTCAACCAGGATTTATTGTAAATTTGACAGCATGTGATCTTGAAATTCAGACTGCTCAATGCGGTACGGTTTTCAGTGATCTCCCAGATGGAATTTACATTATTAAGTATAGCGTATCACCGAATGATTTAGTTTACGTAGAGTATAATCACCTTCGCATGACTAAAGCTATGTGGAGATACTACAACATTCTCTGTGATCTGGATGTAGCTGCATGCGATCCTCCGGCCGAGAAAAAAGAAAAGCTTAAGCAGCTAAATATGATTCGAATGTATCTTGATGCTGCAAAAGCCCAAGTTGAATTTTGTCATCAACCTCAAAAAGGTATGGAGCTTTTTAACTACGCAGTAAAGCTTCTTGATAAGATGACTTGTAAATCGTGCTAGTAATCAACAAACCAACATATGACTTGTCCTAATTGTAACACTAAATTATCTTGCGGATGCCAATCTCGCAAAGCTTCAGATGGTAAAACTGTTTGTTCAAACTGTCTTACTTCTTATGAAGCAAAAATTGGTAAAGTCGTACCATCTACCACGCCCACTCAAGCTCCAAAACAACAGGTAGCTCCTAGCAATGTTTCTGTGAAATATATTCCACCTCATAATCGCTTACCTTAATGGCTATAGCTAAAACATATACCGTTGGTGATAATGGCGGAGTCAGAAGACTTGACGACCTTACTGGTCTTTGGGTAGATGTCTCTGTTTCAAATTCATTACCTCTTTTCGGAGAACTATTTGATGTAGAAACCGATCCTAATAACGGAGACAAAGTTTTCGTTGTTGGAGAAGGTTTATTCCAAGATAGTCTATACGGTATTTATGTTTCCACTGATGGAGGTGCTTCTTGGTATATTCCCGGTGGAAATTATAATCTAAACCAAAATGTAGGTGGCACCTATAGTTGGTGGGAAGTATTCGTACTCGATTCGAATAACATATTTGTTGTAGGAGATAACGGATATCTTGCTGTAAGTACAGATGGAGGTTTGACCTTTAACTTATCTACTCAAGTTCCGGCTTTGCAGGAATGCATTGCTTGTCCTCCTCAAATACCTTCTCTTCTTAGCGTTCATTTTATTACACCACTTATAGGAGTCGTTGGTGCTAGAGAACATGTACTTATAACATACGATGGTGGTGTAACTTGGACCGTACTTAATGGAGGAAACTTCATAGTAGGTTCTAGTGGAAATGCTCAAGGGATGGTCGGTATTCACCTATCTTCTGATCAACAAACTATTGTTGCATGCGGTAGGGGAAGAATGTTTCAATCTATAGATGCTGGTAATACTTTTAATCAAGTATTTGATTGGATCCGTGATGGTCGACACCTTACTTGGATTAACGATAATGAATTATGGGCTTTTGGTGCTAATGATATTATTATCAAAAGTATTGATGGAGGAACCACTTGGAGTGTTCTTTCTCCATTTTTAGTAGGTGGACCTGAACATTTGGCTGGACACTTTTACCAGAATCAAAACGGTTTTTTTTCAACTAATGCCAATATTCTTTTTACTAGTAATGGAGCAACATCCGGAACACTTTCTGAGACTTCTCCTTATGGAATAAATGCTGTTTGGACTTGGTTTAGACAACCCACTTGCTATACTTTAACACATTGTTCTGGAACACTTGCTCCTCTTCTTTTAGATTGGGAATCTTTAGATCCTTTTGTAGGACAAGTTATACAGATTCCGGATCTTTATGGAAATACATGTTGGACCGTAACTTTGGCTTCAGATTGTCAAGGAGCAACTGTCATTGATTCTGATGCGCAGATCATCAGCTTTGTAGATTGTCTATCTTGTAATCCTCCCCAGTGTTATAGCGTTGTTGAATGTACAGGAGCTATTCCAGGGTTTAACAGTAATGATCCAAATCTTAGTGCTTTTGCTGGTCAAGTAGTTGAAATTTGTATTACCACACAAGGTATTACAAATTGCTACTGTTTTACTATTACAGCTATAGGTCCTTGTTTGGACGGTATTCTTTTACCATCCGGATGGGAGATCCGAAACTGTGTTGAAGACTGTAACGCATGTCTACCTCCACCCCCTCCGCCTTTTGAGTTACATCCTAGAAGGATAAAACCAGGTTACTATACTCCAGGCTGTCCTCCAGAATACACAGAAAAGATCAGCTGTAAATTCGCTGAGCAGATATATGATGAAATGGTGGCCAAGAGATATGGAATAACTATTTGTTGTGACCACGATCCTGATATCTGGATAATCAAGAAACAAATTCTTGATTTAAAGGCTATCTATGACCCGGATTTGTGCAAGTGTTTCTTACAACAATGTTGTCCTCCTACTTGTGTTGAAGCTATTATTGAAGTATTTAACCCTATTAGTTGCACTGCTCCTAATGCTGTAACAGCAAGTTTGTTACCGGTATGTACCTGTTATCAAATTACAGCTCCAGAAGGTAGTCCATGTAGAGTTAGATATGTAAATTGCGAAGGTGGTAATTCTCTAGTTACTATTCCGCAAGGAACTACTGTAGGGATTTGTTCTCAAATTTATCCTTTTTCTGTTCAGTGTACTCCAATTATAGTACAAGGTTCAGAGTGTATAAATGGCTCATGTCCTTAAGATATTTGGACATATCCTGAAATTTGTGTATATTAAATAAGAATGCGACTACAATGAAGCCTATAAACGCCGACGACCCAACATGTAATCCAATCAGTTCCAATTGCGTGATCTGGCAAGGTCCTGATATTCCATGTATCAAACTTTGCAAAGGAGATAATGTTAGTGTAGTCGTTTACAAATTGGCTACAGAATTATGTAAGCTTCTGGAGCAGACTAATGTTTCGGCTTACGATTTGTCTTGTCTCCAACTTGTCGGTTGTACACCAGATACTTTTCAAGAGCTCATTCAACTTCTTATAAGCAGAATATGCGAGCTTGAGAATTGTGTATTTGAGCCTTGTGCACCAGGTTGTCAAGGAAGAGTATGTCGAGTTACTGGCGCTAGTGGATCCGGATCAGCCGGCTGTCCTGACTGCGTAGTAAATGTATGTTCTCACTTTTACTATACCAATCAAGCTGGAGATACTGTTACTACAATGCAGTTAACAGACTATGTTCAAGCTATTGGTAATCGTGTATGTCAGCTTATTGATCAGATAGCAACAATCAATGCTATCCTGCAGAATCACGAGACACGGATCACAACTCTCGAGAATGCACCACCGCCTACATTTACCTTACCTAAGGTGACGCCGGTTTGCGTGCTTCCTTCTGTTCCTACTGATATGAACTTAGTTCTGGCTGCTCTTGAGTCACAGTTCTGTGCTCTCATCGGTGCAACAGGAGGACCTAATGACATCTATGCAGCAATCCTTAAGCAGTGCGCCGGTCTTACTGGAGCTCCTCAATTGGGAGGTTCCGGAACTATGGGAAGTATCCCAGGCTGGGACAGTAGTGTACAAAATCTTGCTGATGCAATCAATAACATCTGGCTTACAATCTGTGACCTCAGAGCTGCAGTTGTAAATATCCAGACAAACTGTTGCCCTTCCGGATGTGCTGGAGTGAGCCTATCAATGATCGCTCAACTCGATGGAACCGATCTTACAGTTTGGTTCAGCGGAACTATTCCGGTAGGCTTCAATCAATGTCCTCCTTCTGGTCTGACCAGCTTCACTGTATCTGACCAAAGCGGTAACACAGTTATCCTTACCGGAGACATTGCTGCGATCCTTAACTCTATCACAGGAATCACCTGGGATCTTTCTATTGGACCGCTCAATCTTGCAGACAACCTTACGGTTACTGCTACACCTTGCTTGACAGATGGAGTTTCCACTTGTCAGTATACATTCACAGAGGTTCTGGCTAATCAAACAGCTTGTCCTACCATGAGCTATACTCCTAACGATACGCAGATCGCGTACAGCGGAAATATCATAGCAACTGGTACGAATGTAACATATACCGTTGAGGTATGGGATTCTCTTGGTCTGACTCTTGTTCAGAGTCAGTCGATCTTGGTGACCGTTCCTCCGGCATTCCTCTTGACTGGCACCTTTGTTGGTCTGACTCCAAGTACTTCTTACAAAGTGCGTGTAGTAATCACACCGCTTGTAGGAGCTGTTACGACATGTCCTTTTGCTACAGTAACCACTTTAGCGCCGCCGTGTCCTCCTCCGACTAATGTTGTACCCTCAATTGTATTATCATAATGAACGACTGCAAAATATGCGGATGTAAGGGTAAACCTTGTGGTTGTGAAGATCATGCTTTAACCACAAATACTCCTTGTGCCCAGGATACTCCAGAGTGTCCTAATCCAGATCCTTGTCCAGAAACGTTTTCAGACTGTTGTATTGTACATGCGAACGATACCATCTTGGATCTTGATATAAAACAGGGAGATCGTCTCTGTGACATTTTGCAGAAGTTCACACTACTCTTTACTAATCCTGGATGTATTTTACCGGGGTCACCTTGCATGTCTGTTTTGGGTCTAATTTCAACACTGATTACCTCAACAACAGTAAAGCTTAAGTGGGCACCCTCTTCTACGGCTATATCTTATATCGTAGAGTATAAGCCGGCAACTTCTATGTCTTGGACACTGAATCCGCCTGTAGCCCCCTCTACTAATCCGGTAGACACTATAGGAGGATTAACTCCTAATACAGATTATGATATTCGTGTCGCTTCGATTTGTAATACAGGAACATGTTATTCTGTAACCATTCGAGTAAAGACTAAAAACGTATAAACCAATAAAGATGGCACCAGTACCTGCAGTTATTCAAGTGAATTTTACCAGTAACTATCCTATCGGATGTCACCGTGTATACTACCGTGTTCAAGGATCCGGTTTACCGTATGCGCAAGTTACAGTCAATTGTGCACCTTTCGTGCCACCAGGCTCTCAAGCTTGTGTAGCAAATATTCCTATTACAGTTGACAATGAAAGTTGTGATCCTGTTACATATGAAGGATATGTTCAACCATGTTGTGAGGCAGACGGCTCCCCTAACAATCGAGTACCCTTTACTGTAACTTTTACCCCTAACCCTATTTGTCAACCAGTTCAATTAGTTTGTAACAATGTAGGTGTTCAATCAGTAAGCCTCATTGCTCCTAACTTTGGTGGTTCCGGATACGATCCTTTAAACCCTCCTGCAGTAAATCTTGTCGGCGGCGGCGGATCAGGAGCCATAATCAATGCTGTTGTAGGTAATACAGGAGCCGATGGTTTTTCTGTTACTAATGGTGGAGCAGGTTATACTAACGGATCTTATGGTTCATTAGCAACTACTAATCTTACAGGTACAGGTGCAGGTCTTCTGGTAAATCTTGTTATATCAGGAGGAAGCATCATCAGTGCGACATTATCTGCACCTGCTTCGGCCGGTTCCGGATACGTTATTGGTGATACTTTCACTGTAACTGATCCTTCTATTGGAGGCGGAGCAGGATTAATTTTGACAGTTGGTTCTGTAAATACCGGAAAGGTTATTTACTTCACGGTTGTAAATCCAGGTTCTGGATATTCCGGAACACCTACTGTAAATGTGGATCCTTCTCCTGGAGTAGGATTTCCTCCAGTAAATGCTAATGCTCAGGCATTACTCTCTCGCTGTCCTGAATTTGATGGAGGAAATAATTGTGATGGTACACCCAAAGGTCTCATACCAAATCAATTTGCTGGAACAACTTTCGAACTTTGTTACATAGGAGGAATTGCTGGTGCCCCTACTATTCCAGATGAGTATACTGTTAATCCTGGTACAGGATGTTGTTTTGATTGCAGGACACATACTATTGGATTTAAAAATTCTCAGGGTACTTTAACCTATACGGATTGTAATACTTTTGAGACCACTACTGTAAACTTCAACACTATCAGTGATCCGCATGTAATTTGTGCAGTTGTAGGATCCATTGCGATAAGAAATGGAGATATGTCTAGCATAACAATAGCTGTTGGTGCAGATTGCTAAAGATTGTCATGGTTTAGTTGGTTTACTGTGACTGACAAGCAAGGGCCTCGGGGAAACTCGGGGCTCTTGTGCATTATCTTGGTCACTAAACCTAGAATGTTTATTTTTACACCTGAGAAATTTTTTGTATATTATATCAGGCCTGCGTATGATCACCACAATTAAAGCTCCAGATAGGAAAGCTCCTCGCTTTAGAGAGACTACTGTAGGTCTCTTAAACAAGGATGTACTCTCTTCTTTTAGAGAAAAGCATCCTGAATATTTTGCTGTATCCGATGATCAGCTCAAGAAGATAA